CTATTGCTTTTCTTCGAATAGAGCATCTAAAACCTTGACGACTTTTTTGCGTGTGTTTTTGGTAGGGTGGGCGTATGTACCATGAGTAAATGAGGATGAATAGTGTCCTAACATTTCGCTGATGGTTTCCATGTCTATTCCTTGATCGCGTAAAAGGGTAGCATAGCTGTGGCGAAGATCATGAACACGTATGTCAGGCAATTTAGATGATGCTAATAGTTGTTTGAACTTCTTATAAAGATAGTCTGGAGAATGGGGACGACCGTCATCCCATGCCCATATATAGCCTTCCTCGGTAACTAGATCGCCCGCTTGTTCTTTTATAAGTTTCTGCCGTTCTTTTTCTGTTTGAAGGATTGTGACAGCCATATCATGTAAAGGTACTGGTCGTTCGCTGCGGTCGCTTTTTGGTGGTCCGGGGGTTAATACACCATCCTGCCAATCAAGAGAACGGTAAACTTGCAGTTCCTTTTTATCAAAATCTATATCTGACCACATGAGGCCGCATATTTCGCCTCGACGAAGACCACATGTAATGCCGATGACAACCGGGATAAATATGTTTGTTTCGATGGCGTTTTTAAGTAAAGTTTTTATCTGGTCAATATCAAGAACAATAGGTTTATATTTGTTTTTCTTTGGGGGCTCTATCGCATCACAGGGATTGTAGGGTATTTTTCGCATTCGTGTTGCTTTGCGAAGTGCGGCATTGAGAACGACGAATTGATAGCGAATGGAAGTGGGGGAAAGTGCTTTAGGAATCTTAACTTCTTCGCCGGTTGCAGCGGCTTCTTCAGCGAGCTTTTGAGCTTCCTTGAGTGTTTTCTCCATCGTCTTTCGTTGCTTGGTAAAATGCTGATCGATATGTTCGGGTAACAGCTTATTAAGTTCGAAATGACCAAGCGATGGTTTAAGATAATAGTCGACAGCCCATTTATAGCTTTCTAACGTAGAATTTCTAACATCAAGAGCCTCTAGCCAGTAGTCTAGGTATTCGGCCACTGTCGTTTTTGTGGGTTTGATAAAAGTACCTTGGCGCATTTCCGTTTTTATGCGTTCTTCTTCGGCTTTTGCATCGTCTCTTTTATCAAAGCCGGAATACCACTTCTGTTTACGTTTTTTAGTGACTGGATCACGGCCTTCTTCAATAACTACATAATATTTGTCGCCTTTCTTTATTACAGCCATAAGGTGCCTCCGTAGCGTAGTATTAAAGCTTTTCGGTAAGTTCTGTACCCGCTTGCAATATATCAACGTAGGAAGAATAGATATATTTTCTATTACGTTGAGCAGTGGAGCCGTGATGTAAAATACCTAGTTCGCAAAATTCACTTACTAAGACGTTTGCAGTTGGATAGGATACGCTGAGTTCTTGTGAAACAAAGTTTATCGTTATAACTGGATGCTCAAATAATATCTCTAGCAACTTAAGGCCGTTTGCAGGATTTTTAACAGAGGTATTAACGAGTTTTGAATGATCTTCTTTCATTTTTAAAATTCTTTTTGCTGTGTCGGTTGATTCGGCAGATACTTCAGCAAGCCCTTTTAGGAAAAACTTAATCCAATCTTCCCAGTCGCCTCTTTTACGAACAGCCATTAGCCTATCATAATACTCAATTTTATTCATTTTAAAGTAGTAACTTATATAGAGTAATGGTTGGCTTAAAATTTCCTGTTGGCATAACCAGAAAGTAATTAATAGACGTCCCATTCGTCCATTGCCATCAAGGAATGGGTGAATGGTCTCAAATTGAGCATGAATTAAGCCTATTTTAATTAAAGGTGGAATATCATCGGAACTGTGAAAGTACTTTTCAAGCTCGCCAAGAGCAGTAAGCATTTCATGAGGGGGAGGTGGGACAAATACAGCTGTTGAAAGAGTGCATCCAGGAGGTCCTATCCAATTTTGAGAACTTCGAAATTCACCCGGTGAGCGCTCGCAACCGCGTACTCCAGAAAGTAGTATTTCATGAATTTCCCTAAACAATCTTAGGGATAGGGGTAGTTCCTTTAAACGACTAAGGCCGTAGTTCATAGCGTGAATATAATTTATTACTTCTTCAACATCTTTCACTTTTTCGTTACTTTTTGGATCAGACACATCTAAGATGTCAATCAGAGAGGCTTGAGTGCCCTCAATTTGAGAGCTTAGTACAGCTTCTTTTTTCACATACATTGCAACGAATAGATCAGGATTGGGTAGCGTCTGGGTTATTCCATCAAGCCGACCTAAACATCTGTCTGCTTTGGAAAGTAAGGTCATGATTTCAAAGTCAATAGTAAGAGGTGGATCTGGGGGGAGTGTTTTCGGGATAAAAGCTGTATAATCATATGGTTGCTTGATAAATGTTCCCGACCGATTAGAAGAATCCATAACAAAAGTCCTCCGTGTAGTAAAAATTTACATTGTATGTTATTAAAATTATTGCCGGATAATTTTAATAACATACAATTATTATGCTTGCTATTAAACTATAATTTAATAACTGAAGCTGAGGCAGTAAATTATTTAAGGAATGGGACGAAAGATTTAATAAGGATATAGAATGGGGGGAGTCTTATTAAATCTATTTTTAATAAGATACAAATGGTACCTCGCTTATTAAAATTTCAGGCTGTAAATTTTAATAAGCGAGGTACCATCTTACTGTCTTATAAAGAATACAACCCTTTAATCTTGATGTATTTCAAGTATATGGTAAAGGTAACATTACAATATTGAATTTTATGGATTGTCAGCTGTTATTATGGTAAATTAGCACATAATTTAATAAGATTCGAGGAGCTTTTTATTCCCAACTTATATTTATAAGAAGACATGACCTTTTTAGTGTTGTGTCTTTTTCTTGTGATAAATTTAAAAATTAACCATAAAATGCAAGATTATGACATGTGGAATTAGATATTTTTTAAAAATGTGGTTCGTGTTTTGTTTGGGGGTAGTTTTTATAGGAAAAATATTGCACTATTTGTTAAATCTAGGCAGGAAATTCAAAGGTTATTCAAGAAATAATAACCAAAACCAAACATATGTTCGGAACACTTTTGGAGGCGAGTATCGTGGTTGAATCGGAAGAAGTTTTGCAATTATTACTTAGAATGATGTTACAAGAAGTTATTTCTCAGATGGACCAAGAGAATCAATAATTAATGCTAAAGCCTTCTGGTGTTCAGCCGGGAGGCTTTGAAATTTTTTCAAAACTTTGGTTAATAATTCTTGTTGTTCTTTTGTAGGCATTTTTAAAAGACGGTCCAATGCAATTTGTTCTTTTTCGTCCAATGTCATATGATCGGCTTGTTCTATGACTTGGGGGAATAATTCCTTTACAGGTGTATTTTCGTCGAATTCAGCCATTGAGACACCAAGAGCTTTAGCTATTTTTTGAAGTGTATCTCCTTTAGGAATTATTAGTCCAGCTTCTATTCGGCTGATATTCGACTGGCTAATTCCAGCACTCTTATAAAGCTTATATTGTGACCAACCTTTGGCTTCACGTAATTCAATAATTTTTTTAGCTATATTCATAAAACACCTCAATGCATGTATAGATGCATTATATCGCAATAAAAATCATTTTAAAATAGATGCAAAGAAGCATTGACATTATGCAAGTGTGCATCTATAATAAAAGAGAAAGGAGGCAATGCAATGGAAATACAAGAGCTTATGAAGCGTAAACATATTACGCCGTATCGACTAGCTAAATTATCTGGCGTTTCTCAGTCACAAATTTCTAGGATTCTAAGTGGTAAAACGATGGAACCCAAGAAGTGTACTCTTGTAAAAATAGCGGTTGCTCTTGGAGTTAGTGTATCCGAACTAATTAGCGAGAAGTCAGCGTAAAGTTGCATTTTTGAACGAGGGGGGTTTTTAATGATCGAATGCAAGTGTGGTGAATCTATCCGAGAGGGGGCGAAGTTTTGCCCTAATTGCGGAAAGAAAGCTCTGAAACCAAAAGCGGAAGTAAAACCACTAACTATTATTCATACTGATAGCAAATTAGCATTTAGTGTAAAAGAGGCAGCCCAAGCAATAGGGGTTAGCACATTTTTAATTCGTGAATTGATTAATCAGCAAAAATTACGGTGTGTTCGCTTAAACTCGCGGATTCTTATAAGGCGTGAAGTATTAGAGGATTACCTAATGCAAAATGAGGTAGACGTAAAAGCTGTATAGATAGTCAATATAGGAGCTCAACTGCTGAAATATTACTGCTAACTGGGGGATTAGTATGAATGATCATTGCCAGAAAAGAAAAAAGCCTAATTTGATAGATAAGTTTACACCCTTAATAATAGCAATAGCAGTCATTTATGTTGGCGGTCATATTATACGGTGTTGGCTACGTGGGTAAAAAGAAAGCCCGTCCTGGAAGAGGACCAGCAAGTGGGAGAGGAGTTATCCTCTGACTATAGTTTAGACCATTTGGCTGTCGGAAAATAGAGAGATAAATACGACAAGTGAAAGATTGATTAAGGAGTGTGAGCAATATAGCAAACAAAATAGTGTATTTTAAGAATAAAAGTGACGGACTTCTTTATGCCGCCGTTTTAAAAATAGACTTAATCGGGAGAGTTCGTGATTTTAGAATGTGTCGTCAAGAGCACGTATTTCATAATGGGCAATACCTGCATGATGCCAGAATAATTGTGCCTTTAGAAATTATCGGTTATTCCCAATATCCGAAAATAGTACGACTTATTGGGCGTATAATTTTGAAATGGCAAAAACTAAAGCAGCTTTTGCGGAATCGGTTACTGCACCAGCAGTAATCTCATAAACAAATTTTTTAATTATATCTGTAATAGATGAGTTTTCTGTAGTTTTACTGATTTCAGCAAATAGTCTAGTTAACAAAATCTTATGCTCATTATCAAACTCAGACGATTGAATGTCGATAAAGATATCACCATTAATGTTCATGTTTAATGTATTTCTATTGCCAATTATCGCGTTACTTTTATTGCCTTGAGTAATCGTAGTGATATTTTGAATTGGAGTTTGTGGCGGATCAAAGTATTCTAGACCTTTTTGAGCTATTTTGTACGACTGACATTTGGCGCTTATGACTAACTGTTCAATATAGCCATTGCTTTCTAGAAATCTTAATGCATCGTTAGTTTCTTGCTGCATTTCATAGAAACCATCACCAGGAGTATATTCATTGGTATTAATTCGGAATTGCTCTGTTTTTGATTTATTGTGGTAATACCAACACGCATCTTCTAAAAGCATTTCAAGTTTTTTATCAAGCATTTTCAAGTTTATCACTTCCGTTCAAATACCAAATTTCGACGCAAGGAAACAATTTCCTGTAGTAAAAGGAGGACTGGAAAATGAGAGTAGGCGACACTGTAAGATTGGCTGTTAATTACAGTGACAAGCCGGTTAAGGCATTGGCCAGAGAATTTAGATGTTCGGATGATGCTTTGTATTCGGCAATGAAGGAAATACGTCCGATACCGAGTCAAGCAAGAGAAAAGCTAGCAAAGCTAAATATGGTCGGTATGATGGCCGCAACACTTGAAGCAACTGGTTTTAGTAAGCTTTTTAGCTACTTGCGAGTGGACAGGCATATATACAGCTTAATCCATCGTGTTTACAAAGAGGATCGGGAAGCAGATGAAGCGCTGCGAAAATTGCCAGAGCTGCTGCTGGACAAGGGGAAGCCCGATGATCTTAAACCAGAGGATAGGCAAATCATATTAAGCGTTGGTAAGGAAATAATCGAGCGCATACATTGCGAGTTTAATTTGCTTGCAGAGCTAGAACGACAGTATGGTATTAGTTTTCAGGAGTGCTTAATAGAAAAGGAAAAAGCCGCCTGTGCAGCAACACAGACGACTTCATATGGTAGGTAAAATACATATAACAAAATTGTATATCAGAATCGGCGCTTAGTCAAATGGCTAGTGAAGTTTTTTAATGGGGGAGCATTTTGATATGAAAAGTACAGGCGTATTACGAAAAGTGGACGAGCTTGGACGGGTAGTTATACCAGTCGAGCTTCGACGAGAAATGGGTATTGAGCAAAAAGACAGCTTGGAAATATTCGTGGATGACGACAATATAGTGCTGAGAAAACATGAGCCTGGTTGCATCTTTTGCGGTGAAGTATCAAATGTAACTTGGTTTAAAGGTAAGAATGTTTGTAAAGCTTGCATGGTTAGTATGGCTGGGGCAATAGAAGGTTAAGCACGGGGGGATTTGAATGAAGTGCATACCGGGTAAAACAACAATTGCAAATTGCTTGAAATGCGGGGGCCGGGGGGAAAAGATCGGGTTTAATTATCCGATGGTAAAGCTAAAATGTCCAAACTGCGGACATGCATGGCGAACGCTATCGGCAATTTGTCGAAGCTGTAAGGCCTCCAATGGAACTCCCTATATGAGTGATTGCCCGGTATGCGCTAAAAAGGCGGTGGCTGGCTAGTGGATGACGTAATACGTTGCGAAAGGTGCGGACGTAAGCTGAGAAGTTCTCCGACTATGGAATTTGGCTTAGGTAAGGTTTGCTATGAAAAGAATCGGTTAGAGCTTGTAAAGGCTGAATATGAGCGCAACCAACAGATATTAGAGTTTGAAGTGGACGGAATACAGAGGGGGAAAGGGACATGCCTAGAAAGCGCGATATAAAACCTGGATTCTTCAAAAACGAAGACTTAGGGGAATTACCTCCACTGGCCAGGCTCTTTTTTGCTGGCCTATGGTGTTGGGCGGATCGGGAAGGACGATTTGAGGACCGACCTAAGAAATTAAGAGCCGATATCCTTGCTTATGATAATTGTGATGGCGAAGAACTAATGCAGTTGTTAGCTGATAGGAGATTCGTTATAAGGTATGAAGTCGATGGAATACGATATGGGCAAATAAACAATTTTGCTGATCACCAGAGTCCACATCCGAATGAAGCAGCAAGTGCCATTCCAGTGCTAGTAAATGAGGAATCAGGTATTTGTAACTTATCCGCAACCGAAGAGCATGTTACTCCTACTGTGCTTGTAACCAAGGGACAAGATGCTAGTAATGACATTGTAACTGACGAGCAGGTTACTACTAACTTACTTGCAACTGACAAGCAGTGTACTTGCAACCCTTATCTCTCTTTTACTTCTTATTCTTCTTTTAATACAGAGACTAAACGCGCGCGAGATGAAGAAACGGTATCTGAGATATTTACTGTTCTACAAAATAAGTTTGGGATAATCAACACTGGTCACAGGGATTTAGTGCTGGATATGATTGACCATTACCCATGTGATTGGATTATTCAGGCCATTGACCGGGCTGTGAAATATAAGAAAAGGCGAGTAGGGTATTTAGATGCCATCTTGAAGGGGTGGCGTGATGAAGGCTATGAAGACTTAGATAAACCTTGGGAGGTGGATAAAGATGGAACTAGTAAATCGGGAAATAGAGGCAGCTATAGAAAAAGCAAAGCAGGCACAAAGCCAAGCGAAGTCGACTGGGACGCTGAAAAGCAACGAGCTCTCTGAGTTTAACCAGGAACAAAACCAGAGGCGAATAGCGGAGGCTGTTAAACGTTCAGGTCTGGGGGTAAGGTACCACAATTGTACTTTTGATGAGATGAATAAAAAGCGGATACCAGCTGGCATCCGGGGGGAATACCTGGAGGTAAAAAAATACGCCGATAATATCGGCGAAAATATAAAAAACGGTACCGGTCTTTTGTTAAAGGGGCCTGTCGGAACAATGAAAACATCATTGGCGGCAGCAGTGCTTTTACACCATATCCACCAGGGTGGACAGGGAATGTTTATATCAATGGCAAGTCTGCTTGATACCATATTTAGCCTAAAGGCCAAAAACGTTGGAGAGTGGGCAAAGTTTGAAAACAATCTCAGGGGAACCAAAATCCTTGTTATTGATGACCTTGGAGCTGAACACACCGAAGGTTGGGTACTAACAAAGGTTGATGCCATTATCAGTGAACGATATAACAACATGTTACCGGTGATAATTACAACGAATTTAAGCGTTGACCAACTTAGTAAAACCTATGCGGAAAGAGTTATTGACCGAATGCGGTCTACTATGCTGACGGTAAGCTTTGCGGGGCAAAGTCTAAGGCCCAGGGCGGTATAAAAATAACGGAGCAGGAGAAGCAACATGAATAAAGTGATACTAGTGGGGAGATTAACCCAGGACCCGGAAGTGAGATACACCCAAGGGGGAAAGGCGGTTGCATCTTTTAACCTTGCTGTAAACCGCATTGTAGGAAAAGGGCAGCACCCAGAAGCTGATTTTATTCCAATTGTGGTATGGGAGAAACTCGCGGAGATTTGCGGCAATAACTTGTCAAAAGGGCAGCGGGTACTAATTGAGGGACGGCTACAGATAAGATCGTATGAAGCAAACGACGGTCAAAAGCGCAGAGTAGCCGAGGTGATAGCTCAGAACATGGAGTTTCTGGAACGTAAAATTCAGCAAGAAGATAATCATGGTTTTGGTGGGCAAGTATTCCCGGAAGAAGAAATTCCGTTTTAATTGATCACTGTATTGATATTTTCATGATTTCTGGATCAACAATTTGAACACTTTCATATGGTTCTAGGTTGAACAGTTTACTATATTTCTCTTTTCCTAACACAGTAACACTCTTTTTGAGGAAATCGGAAATAAGATTGTTAAGTTTATTCGCATATTCTTCGGGTGTAATATTATTTTTCATAAGTTCTTCGTAAAAATCATTCTTTTTAGCTAACATAGCAGACTGGTATTCGTGTAAATGTTTAGGATCTTCACTATTCTTTTGATCTCCAAGACGAAAGTCAAGTAGCAGATCTAGTTCTTGAGCAAGATAATCATTTTGTTTATTTAATGACATTCCTGCCGATTCGATTTCGTCAATTTCTTCTTCATAAAGCATTCTAACTTTTGTTACATAGTTTTGCATCATTGTATCTTCGTTTGAATCATGAGTTGTACTTTGTGTAAGTGCTTCACTTGTTATGTCACCACTTATTTTTGAACCAGCACGTATACGATCCCTCCATTCTCGCTGTACATAAATGTCTGGTATACGACAAGAAGGTGGGGTGCCTGGAGTAGTACAATGTTGACCTCTTCCATAGGTGCCAAACATAGCTGAAGAGGCAGCATACCCTCTCGCGGCACTAACAATTTTTCCTGTGAAGTAGAGTATTCGATTCGCTGTCTGATGGCAAACACCAGTAGACCCATAAGCGAGACCAGCATGAGAATTAGGGTTTGACATGAAATCTGCTTGCTTTGAACTAGCTATAACAGGGCCTACTATAGTCACTCCACCACTGCTTCTTCCCCAACAACCCCAGGCATGACCGTCACTACTAGTTACATAAGTGTGATCCACATTACTACTTCCGTCATAAGAGCTTGTGACTTTAATTACCCAACCGCTCAATTGTGCCATAAGTTTCTCCTTCCAATTTCGAAGATGAGGTCATATCAACATAAACTATTGCTATAGTTACCTTCGTTTTTCAGATTATGCATGGATAGGAAGTGGAAAATTTTCTCGTAAAACGTGATATATCAGAAACATTCGCTAATAGGAGAAAGGATATTTGTAAAGGAGGCGACAGGCAATACAAAAACTGACTAACATAATATACAATCTGCTATGCACTCAGATCGGTTGGTTAGTGCTGATCGGGGCCGGGGTGCTGGCGGCAATAATGTGGAGGGGATAGCGTGAAAGACCTATTTTATGATTGCCTAAACATCATTACCTCCAGATATAAGGCAGTTTACCAAAAAATTCGCAGAGGTGACGTTAATGAAGAAACTTATAATTGTATTGATGATAATGCTTTCAACTGTGTCCTTGATTGGCTGTAGTGCATCATCATCAAGTCAACAACAAGAACATTATCAACAGGAACAAACGCGGCGAGAGCCACTTGCACAATCGGGGGCACCTGTTATTAAGAATTTTAGAGAAAAGAAGCTACTGAAAGATATTTACGAACTGCGTGACCAAGAAGGGGTCACTACTTACACTTATATAGTCGCCGAGAATACTGGTAAACTAATATTTCTGGGCGAAACTATTGGTTATGGAATTTCAGCAGCTACACAATATAATAACCCAAAGCAAACAATTGAAGGACGAACACAGGGAGAATTTGTTGCAATACCTCAGGCTGATCTAAATGGCTTATATTCTCCGGCATCAGCACAAGGAACTTGGATTATGTTTAAAGACCCCAATGGCAATAACGTAAAGCCTGTATATGTTGAGTCGCGAATTATAGTAAGCCCGTTTAAATTAAATATAGGTTAAACAGAAGGGTGGCCTAATAAGCTGCCCTATTGGTGTCTTCACTAGGAGAACAATTTAAACCAAATATTCTGAACAAAAGCTACTTGGGGAGGACAAATAGCTAAAACATACAAGGGAGAGGCTAAACAATGAATACATATGCCAATAGAGGAAAGCCCTTTGAAGAATTAATAATAAGACTAAACATGACATACCGGAATCAGAAGAAAGCTGTAATACACAAAGTTCCGACAGAATGGATACCGCTACGAAATGGGACAGGCAAAATAGTATCAGCTAAAGTAGAGCAAAAAGCTGCAGTAGATTTCATGGGAACATATTCGGGCCGATCAATAGCCTTTGACGCAAAGCATACAGCCAAGGAACGAATCAGTTGGTCGGAGTTGCAAACTCATCAGGCGGCATTTTTGGATGAGTGGGATCAAGACGGGGGAATATCTTTTATCTTGGTGTCGTTCAATTTGCAGCGCCTATATGTAATACCATGGACGTTCTGGAATACCGGCATGAGAGAATGGATAAAGCAAGATGGCCCGGCATCCTTGTCGATGAAGCAGATGCCGTCGGAATATGAAGTTAAGCATTATGACTATTTGAAGGTGGTAGCAAGTCTTTGGCCGCTCCAGAAGAGTGCATAATGAGGACGCGAGATAATAAACGCCGAAGGAAAAGTGGAACTGGCGCTTATGTACGGTATCCAGATAAGGAAACTGGGGGATTAGTAATAGGCAATCAGACATTTTATGGAGTTATCAGCATTGACGGAGAATTAACCTGTGCCAGGTGTAGGGTAGTTAACCCAGACACGCAATCAATGGCCAGGGGGGAAGATAGAGACATATTCCGTTGCGCTTGCGGTAACCCGATTGTGGTAGAAATGCCGAAGTACGAAGGGCGGGTAGAGCAAATGAATAAGCAAATACATCAGCATGAGCTTACGGAGTCGCTGGGTAAACCTATCTATGTACAAATACACCAACCGGGAGAAGGAATGAGTCAAGAACTAGACTTCTCGAAATATCTAAATTTAAAAGGCAAAGACCGTTTGCCGGACGATGATGACGATTTTTAAAGTGAAAGGGTGGGGGAGAAAATGAAAGAGTGCCTTATGGGGGAAAAGTGCGATTGCAAACACAACCGGAAAGGGTGCAAGGCCAAAGTTAAAGTAGATACCTTGGTATGTCCGCCAATATGCGTATGGTATGAGCAAAGACCGCCGGAGATTAAACAAGAAAAGCCTATAAAGACGAGAAAAGGAGTAGCCTAGTTGGCTGCTCCAGTGGTGGAGGGGGAAAAGATATTGTTTAGATCGGCAGGGATAAAGAGGAAACGGGTTTATGTTGCTCATCCATTACGGGGGGACGTGGAGGGCAATATAAAAAAGGCATCAGCAATATGTGAGTATTTGGCGACCAGGGGGGACATATTGCCGCTATCGCCGCTGCACACATTTGGATATTTAGATCCAGATGGTGACCAGTTTAATGCGATGCAGTTATGCTTTTCACTTGTAGAATGCGCAGACGAGGTTTGGGTGTTCGGTAAGTATTGGATGTCGGAAGGATGTATGGCCGAGATTGCCTATGCGGGGTGTCGGGGGATAAGAGTAGTAATTATAGGCGAAGTTAATATAGAGAGATTAGAGGAAAAGATTATAGAAGTTGCTTGATTTTGGGGGGAGGAGTTATCGTGGCAAGAAAAGATGATATTTTACGGGAGATTAGCCAGGACTTTGAAACCGCTGCCGAATGGCTTTTGTTTTATGAAGATCGTAAGAAGCAATATTATAGTGATTTGAATTATATCCGAGACGAACGTTCTATGCCGGAGGTTTTTGTCCGTACTGGTACAACCGGAAACGTAGTTATACAGAAGGTTATCTCATTAGAGGAACTTGAGCAGACTGAAAAATGGCTGCTTACTGTTGAACTTGTAGAGAGTATATTAGGGCCGAAGAAGAAAACGTTTCTTGCAATTCGCCGGGAAGCTAGGAGAAAGAATAGAAAAATTAACGGTCATGAGGTATGGCGGGGATATGTACAACGACGTTTTGCTGAAGAAATGAGTAATATATACCAAGTACCTTCCGATAAGTTTTGGTTATCAGAAGACTCTATTACACTATGGTGGAAGAACATGGTGGCAACAGCAAGGCTACTGGCTTATAAAACAGGGTGCAGGTTTTAAAAATATGAAGCCGTCAGTAATAGTTGAACTGACGGCTTCATATGTAATTTAGTTAATACCGAGACGTTTTTTTAGGGCTGTTTGTAGTTCTTGAGAGAAATTAATTTTTCTTTTTTCGGCCATTTGGTTGAGATAATAAGGAATAGTTAATGTCTTCTTAACTGCCCGGGTGTCTAATTTAGCCCGGAATGTGCTCAGCGAGACTTCGACTAGTCCTATTACTTCACCATGGTATTCGTTTTGAAGAGTGTCAACAAGTGATGGTTTAGGGATTTCTTCTCCATCTTGTTCAAAGCCCCATAGGTGAAGACCGAGAGCTTCACGCGCCATAGTATGGGCTTCCTCTAAGGTTTTTCCTACTGTAAAACAGCCGGGAAGGTCGGGAAACATTACTGAATAGCCGGTTGCGGTTTTTTCAAATACCGCGGGATAAACATAAATATCTTTGCTAGTCATTATATAATCCTCCTTGCGGCGAGGGGCTATCGAAGCCCAGCCTGTTTTAGGATTGATTTCTCTAGTGCAGGGCCAAGGTCTTGATTATTGCCGTGATCTGGTACAGTGACTTTGCCCTTTTTGGTTGGGTGCTTGAACTGCCGATGCGAGCCTACCTTTTCGACTTCGTACCAACCATCATCTTTGATAAGCTTAAGTATTTCGCGGACTTTCATCGGCATTTATTATTCCCTCCCTGTAATTTCATTATATAACACGTGCTAATACGTGTAAATGATTGTTGCAATAATTTTAATGACCGTTACGTTCAATAGCAGTTTTTCCGTGCTATAGTAGTAGTATGAAAATATAGTTAATGCCTCCTGAGCTGTCAGGGGGCATTTTTATTTCGGGGCGTGTGGTTATGAATCTTCAAAAGAAAAAGCCCATTCGGCTAAAAGGCAAGAAACTTGCAGAACTAAATAAAGCAATTCATGAGCGAGACAGTTATACCTGTATTATAAAAAGGTGTAACCGTCACGTTCCATTAGGTGAGAAATTCCACCATGAGCCTCCTGGGGCTTATAAGGAAGATATAATTTATAAAGGCTGCATTCTTTGTTATTCGCATCATCAACTACGTGAGGGTAATGAGGCGGTGAAAGTAAAAAAAGAGTGTCAGGATTATTTACGTGGTCTGTATCCTATGGAGTGGGAAACGACATTTAACTGATAAAGACTCAGTGTGAGCTGAGTCTTTTGTTTTTCCTTCTAAGGGGGTGGTTATCAAAATCAACGTATGAGTTGTCGCACTTAATTATTGTCTAAAAAAGAAAGGGGTAATGAAAAGAGTGAGTGTGAATCAAACAATTGATGCTTCGAAAATGTTAGGTGCTCTAGAGTTGGCAAATCCTGTGACAATTACAAGTGAGTCAGGAGTTTTAACTTTGACTGCCGATAGTAACAGCTTCATAGTTGAAGGTTCTGAGGCAATTACCAGCATTGTCGGTGATACAGATGTGACACAAGGTATTTATGTTATTACCTGGAATACAGCTCGGACGCTTTCTTATAGTGCATCGGCACTGTTGTTGGTTGGTCAGGCAGATAAGACTACTGCTATTGGTGATGTAGGGGTGTATCAGCTTAACAATGGAGTTGTTACTGAGTTGTTATATCAACCTATTGCTGGTTATGCGGCTGCCTCGCATGTACATGATGTGGCGACTGAGTCCAGCGATGGTTTTATGTCCAGTTCGGATAAAACAAAGCTAGATGGAATCGCAACCGGTGCTGAGGTGAACCAAGACGCCTTTTCTAATGTGTTGGTAGGTGATACTACGATTGCAGCCGATGCAGAGACTGCAACAGTTGAACTTGAGGCTGGGACGAATATTGTTTTGACTGCTGATGCTACAAATAAGAAAGTGACTATTGCGGTTAGCGGTCAGGTGGCGAATGCAGCGGCTGCTGATACAGCTACTGTTTGCACCGGTAATGCAGCGACCGCTACTCAATTAGCTACGGCAAGGACTTTAAGCTTTACTGGGGATGCAACCGGTTCACTGACTTTTGATGGATCATCAGATGAAAGTGCTGAGTTAACCTTATCCAGTTCGGGAGTAACAGCAGGAACGTATCAGAGTGTTACGGTTGACGCTAAGGGCAGGGTTACAGATGGAACTAATCCAACCAGTTTAGATATAGATATAACTGGTAATGCGGCTACTGCTACTAAGTTGGCTACAGCGAGAACGATAGCTCTAACTGGTGCGGTAACCGGTAGTGGAACTTTTGATGGTAGCGGAGATTTGTCGATCACGACTAGCGCTGGAAGTGTTATACATGGGAAACAAATGTTCACTTCTTCAGGTACGTTTACTGTACCGGATGGAGTTACAGAGGTTTGGGTAAGTATGTGTGGCGGCGGCGGCGGTGGCGGCGGCGGTGGTGGTAGTTATAATGCAATTTCAGGTGCTGGCGGTGGTGGCGCTGCTGCTTATTTGGCAAAGGCTGTAACTGTTACTTCAGGAGAATCTATTACAATAACTATTGGTGCCGCAGGATCAGCAGGAGCTTCTGGCGGTTCTGGTGGCTCAGGTGGAACCAGTTCTTTTGGCTCTCGCTTATCATGTGCTGGAGGAGGAGGCGGTGGTACTGGTCTTTCCGCATCTGGCACCAGCTCCGGTGGTTCTGCTGGCGGTACTGGTGGTTCTGCCGGTGGATGCTACTATCTCGGCACTGATGGCGTTCCATGGGGGTCATTTCAAGGTGGTGGATCTATTTTTGGTGCTGGCGGTGCTGGTTGTGGTGCTAGTATTGCCGGTAGACCTGGTAGTGGATACGGTGCTGGTGGTGGCGGAGGAGCTTCTGGCGGCGGCGGAGCAGGAACCCAAGGCTTTGTCCTAGTTGAATGGTAGAAGGAGCTTAATTATTAAGTGAATAAGCTAAAAAATCTCATGCGTCTTCCATGGCGCTTTTTTCATGCTTTCAAGACTCAGTTTTTGCTGGGTTTTTTGTTCTCCCGTAAAGGGGGTGTTTATTAAAAAATAGTTAATAGTTGGCAGTTAGAAATCTTTAAATTTCGTAATATGAAAGGGGTAATGAAAAATGAGTTTTGTATTAACAGGAATTGTTGAATCGAATGGAGCAGATGATGCAGGGAAAATTCCGGTGTTAAATGACGAAGGTGTACTTGATTCTAGTTTTATGCCTAGCGCTGTTATACCTACTGGTGCTGTTCAAGCGTTTGCAATGTCGGTGGCACCGTCTGGGTGGCTTGTTTGTGATGGTTCAGCAGTAAGTCGTACTGACTATGCAGATTTGTATTCAGCTATTGGAACTACCTTTGGTGAGGGCGATGCCAGCACTACATTTAATGTGCCTGATCTTCAAGATAAGTTTGTTCTTGGTTTAGGTTCGACGTATGCAACTATTGCAGCTACTGGCGGGGAAACTACTCATACGTTGACGGTAGATGAGATTCCAGCACATACTCATACAACAACACTAACAAGAGATAAATGTAGTGGAACATCTGGCAATGCTGTATATGGTGATGAAAATAGAGATGGTACCGATGATGTAACAAGCCAATCAACTGGTGGGGACGGAGCTCACAACAACATGCCGCCTTATAGCGTGCTCAATTATTGTATTAAATACTAATAAGTAGGTTTTATAAACTAATGAGACAAAGCCTAAAAAAGAAACGTTGTGTTTAGCGCTTCTTTTTTAGGCTATTAACTTTGAAAGCAACAGTAAGCTGTTTAGATAGAGCGTTATTATAGGTATTTTATATATTTACCTAAGAACAAGGAAGTGATACCTCATGCCAATAGTAGACTGCAGGCTAACAGATTGTAAATACCGTGGCATCGAAATATGTACAGCAAGACATGTCAGTATAGACGGCTACGGCCAGGTTGAATGTTATGAGCCGGTGCCTCGGTCGGCTGTTGTGCATGAGCCTGTTGACTCACGATGCTATAAGCAAGGCGGTAAATGGAAAGCAAGCAGAGTTAAAATAATAAAATGAGGGGCTTAGTATGAACAAATTACAGATTTTTAAAAACGCCGAGTTTGGAGAAATTCGAATTGTCGAAGTTGAAAGTAATCCTTATGCAGTTGGAAGCGATGTAGCGAAATCGTTAGAATACTCAATACCTCATAAAGCTGTTCGAGATCATTGTAGGGGGGTTCTAACTTGGAACGTACCTCATCCGCAATCGCCAGAAAAGGAACAAGAAGTTCTTGTTATTCCAGAAGGAGATATTTATCGGTTGATCGTTAAAGCTGCAGACCAAAGTAGAAATCCGGTTATTAAAGAAAAAGCTGAACGCTTTGAACGTTGGATATTTGATGAAGTATTACCCTCCATCCGTAAGTACGATATGTATGCAACGGAAGAACTACTTAATGACCCTGATTTGGCCATTAAAGCGTTTACGGCTCTTAAAGAAGAACGGGCAAGGAGAATCAAGGCGGAAAGCACCAATGCTATTTTGATGCATGTAAATAAAACTTATACCGCTACTGAAATTGCAAAGGAGCTTGGATTTAAGTCTGCAACATCTTTAAACAATGACCTTGCTAATAGGAAAATACAATTTAAGCAAAACGAGACATGGGTTCTGTATAGTAAATACGCTGACAAAGGCTATGTTGAAATTAAGCAAGATGTTCTTGACAACGGACGTGTCATTTACCATCGCCGCTGGACTCAAATTGGGAGAGAGTTTTTAGTAAAAATGTATCAAAGAAAAGCAAGTTAATTCAAACACAAAAAGCGGCGAGGTATCCGGATATCGCTAAATATTAGTAAAACATTCCCCTTATATTACTTGACTCGCGACAAGTAAAGTGGTATAATTAAACCATAGAAAGGGGGTGGAAATGATAGATGTGGACAACAGCAAAATCAAGGAAACGCTTCTTATAGCCGCCGCAGTCCTCGCAATAGTCAATAATAGCATTCAGTTAATCGAAAGGTTACTGAAAGGGCTAAGGTGGTTGAAGCGAAAACTTGAACGGCTGATAGCAAAACAAAAGCCCACGAACGTCGCGCCTCGCAAGCATAAACGACGTAAGTGAGCCGGGAATGGGAGAGGGAAACCTCTCCTGCATCCTACTGTTATTATACCACGTCTATCAAATTTATGAATTGGATTAAAAAGGTTAATGGAGACATCCTGTTTATTATAATGGCTGTTTTGTATTTTGATACGAGAATACCCCGGGGGGACACGTTGCAGACGGTAGTTGATGCGTTGGTGGTTGTTGCGCTTGTATTGATTGTATTAAAAAACTTGTTGGTGAGGTTTAAATGAAACTACAATTTGAAACCCGGGATGAGTTAATATCTTTTATTCAAAGCGAGTTAATAAATACTACTGAGGTAAGAGCACTGTTAGGGTGTTCACGGCAGAACGTTGCTGATCTAATCAAACGTGGTAAACTTAGTCCAGTGAAAGAGTTAACTAATGATAGGTTGTTCTTTAAAGAGGATATATTGGCACGACTTAAACCGTCCGAGTAGGGCGGTTTTATTTATACTCAACAATAATAGATATAATTAACGCGGGAAGCATACAACTGGTGAGCACTTCCATGTAGGATAGCATTGACCAGGATAACACTGGTTAGCAGGATAGCAGTGTTTAGGATAGCAATCGAACGGACGGCAGTGTTGTGGATTGCATTGTCTTGGAGAGCATTGAAGAGGTAAACATATACGAGGATGATATTGTGGCGCGTAATGATCACTTGCCATATAGTCTTCTATGTCGGGATCTTCCCATTCGCGATACATATAAGTACCACCTTTCATAGCTGTGCGGCTATTACAGCCATTACATAATATGCTGACTACTATGTCGTAGTGATAAGTGGTGCATGCTGGCAATGTCTAGATTTCGTAGGTACTTCCGGGTGTTTACACTGTTTGCGGAGGCTTCAGACCCCCGAAAGTTTTCTAGGTACAAAATTTCTTTAGGCGACTTCCTTCCGAAGGGGGTAAAAAATGGCCAAATTAATAACTGCTAGAGAACTGGCTGAAATCCTTGGTATATCTGAGCGCAGGGTCAATCAAATAGTTGCTGAAAAGCAGACTTTTGATAGAGAGCTAAATGGGAAGTTTGATGTAGTAAAATGTGTTGAGGCCTATTACCGGGATATGTTGCTGGATGTGGACTATAAAGCCGATCTTGAGCGTGAGCGAGCTTTGCATGAAAAAGCAAAAAGAGAGAAGTCAGAACTACTTTTGCAGCAAATGAAAAATGAACTGCATTGGGGGAAAGATGTTGAACTCATCCTGACAGATATGTTGGTTACATTTCGAAATCGAATTCTTGGTGTGCCAGCTACTGCTGCATCAAAAGTGGAGAACAAAAACATACCTGAGATTATTCAAATACTAACAAGCGAATTAAAAATTGCGTTAACCGAACTATCCGGGTATAATCCTGAACGATTTGGAGGATGTGAACATGAGGTAGACAAACATGGATCCAATAACAATAACCTTATTTCAGAAAATAGCTAAAGCTGCCGCTCCGCCGCCAGACATAAAGCCGAGTGAGTGGGCAGAACAGAATCTGGTTATAAACGAGTCTGGTTTTGCTCCCGGCAAGTGGCGCAGTGACTCGGTGCCTTACCAAAAAGAGATTATTGACGCTGTTGTTGATCCTAATATCGATAAAATTATAATAAAAAGTTCATCCCAAGGCGGGAAAAACGTTATCGTTAATATTATCTTTGGATACTATGTAGACATTGATCCTTGCCCGATTCTGTTTATTGAGCCAACGGTTGAACTTGCACAGGACTATTCTAAGCGCCGGTTAGCACCTTTGATTCGGGATACTCCAGCTTTAAAACAAAAGATTCACGAATCAAAAAGCCGTGATTCCAACAATACCATTCAACTAAAAATGTTTCCTGGTGGCAGTTTGAATTTAGTCGGTTCTAATAGCCCAAGGGTAATATCCAGTAAGCCAATAAAAATAGTAATTGCCGATGAAATTGACGGTATGTTGCCAACCAGTGAAGGCGATGCGCTGGAGCTGGCTGATCGACGGACTACAACTTTTCCGGGAAACAAAACCATTTATGTTTCCACGCCGACCAAAAAAGAATCCTCACGTATTGAGGTGGAGTATAATGCTGGGACACAGGAAAAGTGGGAAAAAGAGTGTCCGCACTGCAAGAAGCCTCAATATATTAACTGGAATGGACTGAAATTTGACCACGTTAAAGACAACCAGGGCAACTACTCGGTGTCTAACGTGGTTTATCAATGTCCTGATTGCCTAAAAAGTTTTGGACAAAGCGAATGGGCCCGTCAAGAAGGCCATTGGGTTGCCTATAATCCAGGAGCTGAAAGGGTTAGAAGTTTTCACTGGAATGCCTTTGTTTCACCTGGCTGGCTGTGGGAAGATATTGTTTTAAAATATCTGAAGGTAAAAGGTGATCCTGAACAGCATATGGTGTTTAGAAACACCGTGCTTGGTGAGGTATGGGAAGAAAACATTAATGCTAATGAATATGCGTACCTGTTAGACCGCCGCGAGGATTATGGGGCCGATTTGCCGGATGGAGTATTGCTCTTAACCGCGGGGGTAGATACTCAGGACGACCGGCTAGAGTATGAAGTAGTCGGCTGGGGGCGGGGAGAACAGTCTTGGGGGATTGAATACGGCTTGGTTATGGGTAACCCGGATCAGGCGACTACCTGGCAAGCGTTAAGCGATAAACTTGACGCGATTTTTTATTTTGCTTCCGGTGCAGGGCTTAAAATTGCTTGTACTTTCATTGATTCCGGCGGCCATTATACCAGCGATGTATACAATTTCTGCCGAGCGAATGAACACCGTAAAATATTTGCCATTCGAGGCAAAGGCGGAGCAGGCATTCCACTGATTTATAGCAAAGGGCGAAGTAAAAAAGAAAATGCCTTATACTTTAACCTTGGAGTAGATGGCGGTAAGGCACGTGTATTATCAAGACTGCAGATTAAGCAGCCGGGCGATGGATATTGTCATTATCCATTTGATGAGAGAAGAGGTTATGACCAAATTTATTTTAAAGGGTTACTGTCGGAGCGGCAATCGACTAAGAAAGTCGGCCGACAGCTTAAAATTGTCTGGGAAAAAATCGGATCAGACCGTAGAAATGAGCCGCTTGACGTAAGAAATTATGCGCAGGCGGCTTTTCAATTATTGCCGATAAACTGGGATGTTATTGAAAAACGCCTGATTGAGAGCAAAAATTCAGAGGTAAACCCCGCGCAAAAGAGTAAAAAGCAAACGCAAACCAGCCGAGTATTAAAATCCGGTTTGAGTTATTAACCAGTGAGGTGAGAACATGTCGGTTTCAGATCGGTTAGCTAGAGCAAAAACACGTTTATCGGCCTATTATGATGCCGAAATGGCCGTTTTAAGTGGCCAGTCATACAAAATAGGGACCCGAAGCTTAACAAGAGCGGATTTGGGCGAGATTCGGACTGCCATTACCAACTTGGAAAACGCCGTTGAAGAACTAACTGCTCAGGCGGTCGGCCGCGGACGAAGACTCCGGGGGCAATACATTCCGGTGGATTTTTAAGGTGGTGATTTGGTGAATATTATTGATTATTTCTATAAAGCGGTAAATCCACGTAAGGCATTGGCCCGCGAAATTGACCGGTTTAAGCTGGAATCATTACAAAAGTTTTCAAATAGCGGTTATGACCAAAGTGGAGCGAGTCATACTAAAAAATCTATGCGTGGTTGGCGGGCTAATAGCCGAACTGCCCGAGAAGATATTGATCCGCATCTCCACACATTGCGTCAGCGGTCCAGGGATTTAATTATGTCCTCACCGCTAGCAGTTTCGGCGCTTAAAACCAAGAAAACCAATGCAATTGGAGCTGGGCTGAGGTTAAAAAGTCGGATTGATTATAAGTTCCTCGGTTTAACGCAGGAACGAGCTGCCCATATGGAGGCAAATATTGAACGGGAATTCGAACTGTTTGCTAAGTCAAAGCATATTGATTCTTTGAAACTCAATAATTTTTATGAACTTCAACCGTTGGCGTTCGGGTCCTGGAAGCTAAACGGTGACTGTTTTGCACTCATCAAGTACGAAAAACCTACATCATGGATGCCTTATGGCCTAAAAATTTATTTAATCGAAGGTGATAGGGTAACAACTCCCAATACCTCGGCAACCGATGGTACTTCACTACTTGGAACGTCGAACTATACTGTTGGCAAAAATAATAAGACAGGCAATTATATCTATAATGGCGTTGAAGTCAATACTGACGGCGGCGTTGTTGCTTACTGGGTGTGCAATCAATATCTAAACAGTACCTTAGATGGGACAGAACGTAAGTGGGAACGAGTCGAAGCCTATGGGTCTAAGACTGGCAACCCGAATATACTGCATTTATTTGATTCAGAGCGCTGCGAACAATATCGTGGCGTTCCGTTTTTAGCACCAGTGATCGAGCAACTAAAACAAATTACGCGATACACCGAGGCTGAACTCATGGCCGCAGTTGTTCAGTCGTTCTTTACAGCATTTATTAAAACAACGCTCCCGACTAATGTTGATCCCTTCACTGGCGAGATTACTGGTGAATCAACTCCGTATGCACCGCCAGCCGCTGGAGATTTTGAGCTTGGCCCAGGTACCTTTAATATTCTGCAACCGGGCGAAGACGTAATTATGGCCGACCCTAAACGCCCAGCGAGTGGTTTTGAGGGATTCATTGCAACAATGGCTAAAACAATTGGCGCGGCGCTAGAGGTGCCCTATGAACTCTTAATGAAGTCGTTCACCGCGTCATATTCAGCAAGTCGGGCCGCGCTTTTGGAGGCTTGGAAGACAATAAAAGTCGACCGGGCCTTTTTTGACAGTGACTTTTGCCAACCGCTTTATGAGCTTTGGTTATCCGAGGCCGTTGCAATCGGGCGCATTAAAGCTCCAGGTTTTTTTATTGATCCGTTAGTCAAGGCAGCTTGGTGTAAAGCAGAGTGGATCGGGCCGACACAAGGCCAACTTGACCCTGTAAAAGAAGTTGAAGCCGCGGCCCTTCGGGTGGAAAACGGATTTAGTACGCGTGAGCAGGAGACAACTGCACTAACAGGGGGAAGCTTTGATGATAATATCGAGCAAGCCAAAATAGAAAACCAGAAAATTAAGGGGGCGGGATTTATGGAGGAGTTAAAGGAACCGAAAGGGGGAATGACCAGTGGGACAAGTGAGTAAGTTCTGGAATTTCGAAAGAAACTCTGATCTTAATCAGGTCATACTTCGAATTAGCGGCGACATTATCGAAGATGATGACGCTTGGTTGTATGAATGGTTTGGTATGCAAGCTGCCTCGCCGAATGCGTTCCGAACAGAGTTAGCACAGCATGCTGGTAAGAACATTGACGTTTGGATAGATAGCTATGGAGGAAGCGTATTTGCAGGAACAGGTATCTACAATGCCTTGATGGAGCACAAAAACACCGGGGCAGCAGTAAATACAATAATCGACGGTAAAGCAATGAGCGCGGCCACAATACCTTTTATGGCGGGTGACAAACGAAAAATCACGCCAGGCGGCATTTTTATGATGCATAATCCATTAACGAGCTCTTATGGTTATGCTTCCGATCTTAGAAAGTCCGCCGATGTATTGGATGTGGTTAAAGATACTATTATCAATGCCTATCAGCTTGGTACAGGCTTGGACCGCGAGAAGATTTCTGACATGATGGATCAAGAAACCTACATGAGCGCAAGCACAGCTATCAGGGAAGGGTTTGCTACGGAAATGCTCTATGGGGAGCAGGAGAATATCACGAATTTAATCTTTAATCGGCTGGCAATAAAAAATGCCTCTAACGACTCAATGAAAAGATTCTTCGAGGTTACCAGAAACTTTGTTGCATCGCAGGAACCTCCAATGGAACCTGCTGCGAATATACAAAAAAACGAGGAGGACACAGTAGTGGAAATTAAAAATGCTGATGATTTACGAAAAATTTATCCTGATTTTGTAGATCAGATAGAGATTGGCGCGGTGGCTCAAGAGCGTAAAAGGATACAAGATATTGAGCAGATTGCCAATATCATTGACCCAGAACTCTTAAACAAAGCTAAATTCAGCGAGCCAATGGAGGCCGAAAAGCTTGCATTTCAAAACGCTGTTTTGCAGTCCCAAAGGGGGACCGAGTATTTGAAAAATGCACAGCAAGATTCTGACGTATCTGGAGTTAAAAACGTAACGTCCATTCCGACAGATGGCGTCAATGTGGACGAAACTGCAAAGCAAGCTAAGCAAGAGAAAACGGTCAACTCTATTGTTGACGCAGTAAATAAATTAAGGGGGTAATTAAGAATGAGTGAAGCATTATACAGTTCGTTGGGATCATATACGCCTGACAACTTGACCGCCGGAACTGCCGTTCCAATCGTACTTGCCGGGGTAACAGTTGCATCAGGTCAGGGTGAGCTAGCCCGTGGCAGTGTTTTGGGGATTATCACCGATGGCGGTAAGGCAAATTTAGTTGTCAGCACTGCCACTGATGGTTCCCAGAACGCAAAGTACATTCTGGCGGAGGACATTGATGCAACCAGTGCCGATGTTATTGCCCAAGCATATAGTTCAGGGGAGTTTAACAGTGCTGCATTGGTGTTTGGTAGTACTGATACCGCCAGTGATCACGCCGACAGTTTACGGCAATATGGAATATATCTTAAAGAAAATATTGAATCCTAAAGGAGGCTATAAAATAAATGGGAATTGAATTGTATGATACTAGAACAATGATGCAGGCCATTGAAAGAATGAAGCCTGCTAGGACTTTTTTGCGTGATACCTTTTTTAATCGGGTTGAAACTTTTGTTACAGAAGACATTGATGTAGATTTCAAAAAAGGTAAGCGTAAAATGGCCCCGTTTGTGGCACCAATGGTTGGCGGGATAACTATGGACCGTCAAGGATTTTCGACTAGAAACTATAAAGTGCCGAAAATTGCACCGCAGCGGATCATGACGGCTGAAGATATTAAGTCGCGTATTATTGGTGAAACAATCTATAGTGCTAAAACTCCTGAACAACGGGCTGCCGAGCTTTTTGCCAAAGATTTAGTTGAGCTTGATGAATTTATTACCAGGAGAGAAGAATGGCAATGCCGAGAGCTATTGCTTAACGGTAAAATTACTATGAATGGTCTAATCGATAGCACCGACAATTATATTGAACAAGTAGTTGATTACAGCTTTACCAATACCGTTACCTTAACTGACACCGATTTGTGGTCTGCTGATGCTGCTGATATACACGGTGATTTAAGGGAATGGCGGCTTAAGATTATTAAAGCCACTGGTCGGGCTCCAAAAGTTGTCGTTATGGCGTCAGACGTGTATGAGGCTTTTATTGGTAACTCTGCTATCAAGGAAATTTTTGACACTATGCGTTTTAATCTAGGGACTGTTCAGCCGCTAATTAAGGATGATGCGGTTACTATGGTAACATATATTACTGACCTAGACTTGCAAGTGTACACGTATGATGAGTGGTTTATTGACGATGACGGTAATGAAACGGCGATGTTGCCATCAGGTACAATCATTATGGGTACTCCTAATATGGGTAAACGTCTTTACGGAGCAATTACTCAGATCGACGGCGAAGGATTTGTTACTTATGATGCTCCACGGGTACCGAAAAACTGGGTAGATATTAATAATGATGTAAAGATGGTCCGGATTAGTGCTAGACCGCTTCCGGTGCCAGAAGATGTTGACGACTGGCTTGTTGCCACAGTATTGTAGGTGATTACATGATAAAGGTAATAAAAGGAATGGTTAAGGCTGGCGGAAAATTTCATTCTGTTAGCGAGACAATTACGGGCTTATCTGATAAAGAGGAGGCCCGTCTGGTTTCAATGGGTGTTTGTGAAATAATCGTTAGCGAAACTATACAGGAATATAGTTCGGCCGAAATATCAACTGCCGAAACAAATGAAAAATCTCAGAAAACAAGCAAAATTAATGCTGCTACCACGGATGTGACGGATGAAATAAAATTAAATGTTGATGACGTTGTTGTTAGCGGGAAGTAATCATGGCATTAAGTGATTATTTAGCGGATGATCTAGCCATGATGATGAGCACCGACGACTTTGCCACAGCGCATACCATTAACGGCACCGAAATAAAGGTGGTTGTTGACGAAGACTTATATAAGGAACGTCAGCAATCATTAAATAATCCTGAGTCTTATTTTCCGGCAACGATATCGTACCATGTTGCCGCTAGTGTCTTTGGTGATCGCCCAAAAGTAAACTCAGTTCAGATTTTTGATGGTAAGAAGTATCTTGTTTTTGATGTTCAAGAGGACTTAGGCGATTATTATATAACCCTGGCGGTATCGGAGTGATGTAAATGGCGAATATGTTCCGGGTGGTGGTTGACACGAAAGATCTGATGAAGCTAAATATACACTTAGGAGCCTACGCTAAGCAGGCTCCTGTAGTTGTATCAAGGGCGTTAAATCGGGCGGCCACCACCACCAGAAGTGAGGCCGTTAAAGAGGCCAGGAATAATTATTATGTTAAAGCGGCAGCAGTGCGTGCTACATTCAATATTAGAAAATCATCAAAAAGCCGGTTAACAGCTTCGGTGTGTTCCAAAGATGGCTCCATGCCATTGGATAAGTTTAAATTTTCGCCGAACCAGCCGCGCCCGAAAAATCCGCCGGCGGCACTTAAAGTAGGTGCTAAGAAACCGGGTATGAAAGAGCTACGGCATGCCTTTGTTGCAAATATAAACGGTACAAAAATTTTCGAAAGAACAAGTAAAAAGCGGCTACCGATTAAGCGGCTAATGGGGCCTCCGATTCCACGAATGGTGGGAAATCAAAAAACGCGGGAAGTGGTTGAGAGAAAATCACTTGAAACCTATGAAAAACGCCTTGATCATGAAATAAAACGGGTATTGGAGGCCGGAAAATGACGCCCTTAATGCTGCAGGATAAACTGGTGTCTGAACTTGAAAAACTATTCGAGGGTAGGTACTTGAAAAACGAGGACGGCGCAGTGGCGTCGTTTTTAATTTGCCCACAGTGGCTACCTGCGACCGATCCCAACGTATCCGGTCAGGCGGGTATCACGTACTTTCCCTATATCCGGGTTATTGTAGATGATGGTCAAGACGAAAACGAAGAAGAACCCAATACATGCAATGTTCGCTTTGAAATCGGTATCCAGGATGAGGATACCAACTACCAAGGTCACCGGGATCTATTAAATGCCATTGGGACTATATATAACCATTTTATGCGCTATAAATATGTTGGGCCGTTTGAGCTCGTATATCCTTTCAAATGGAGTCTTAACCCGGAAAATACCTTCCCAAAATTTTTTGCGATGGTGGAAACTACTTGGAACATTCCTAAAGTAACCATCGTTGACCCCTTAACTTAGAGAGGAGTGATTTAATTTGTCTTATACTCATGGCGTGTATATCCAAGAAAACGATACTTCAGTTACAACGCCGGTCACAGCCGACAGTGCGAATCAGTTTATTGTCGGCACTGCGCCAATTAATCTTCTAGATGATCCATCAAGCGCAGTCAATGTTCCGATATTGGTCGAAAAATACTCGGAAGCTATGGAATACCTGGGTTATTCCAGCGACTGGGAGAGCTACACACTTTGTCAATCCATGTATGCTTCATTCAAAGTATTTAATGTGTCGCCGCTCATATTTGTCAATGTCCTTGATCCAGATAAGCACTATAGCTCGGTAACAAGTGAATCCAATACCATTTCCAGTGGAGCTATCACCATCGAAAAAGAAGGTATACTGATAAATGCTAATTTTGTTGTCCAAAGCTCAGATGGTGCAACTACTTATACAGAGGATACCGATTATACACTGGCCTTTGATGACGACGGCTATGTGGTGTTAACGGTTTTAAGTGCTGGAAGTATCGGTTCAGCAACGGAATTGCTTTTAAGTTACCGAAAACTTGACCCATCCGCGGTTGATAAAGACGATATTATTGGTAGCTATAGCTCATCTACCGGCAAGTATACCGGCCTGGAAAATATCAGTCAGGTGTACCCGCAACTAGGTCTTTTGCCTGGCCTTATTTTGGCACCAGGTTGGAGTCATATTCCGTCGGTCGGCATTGCGATGATCGCCGCTTGCGAAAGCATTAACGGAATTTATAACTGTAACTGCATTCTGGATGTTGATACTTCTGAGGTTGTGGAGTATTCTGCGGTGTACGCTTGGAAAAACAGCAATTCATATAATGATAAGCATGCCTTGGTTTGTTGGCCGAAAGTGGTTGTCGATGATTATACCTTTTATATGAGTGCTATGTTGGCCGCGTTAGTGGCTTATACCGACTATGAAAACGATGGCGTGCCTTATGTATCGCCGTCAAATAAGGATTTCAATATTACTGGCACAGTTTTGGACGATGGAACCGAGATTTACCTCGACCAGGCCCAGGGCAATACCTTAAATGGCAAGGGCATTATTACTGCGCTTAATCTTAATGGTTGGGTATGTTGGGGTAACAACACTGGGATTTACCCAACATCAACCGATGTAAAGGACCGCTGGATTCCGGTACGGCGAATGTTTGACTGGTGGGGCAACACTTTTATATTAACCTATTTCCAGAAAGTTGACAGTGCCATGAATCGTCGCCTGATTGATACCATTATTGATACCGAAAACATCCGGGCCAATGGATATAAGGCGAAATATCAGCTGGCTGATGCCAGAATTGAATTTGTTTCTGATGATAACCCGACAACGGATTTAATTGATGGCAAAATTACTTTTCATCAGTACCTGACCCCATTCCCACCAGCAGAAACTATTATTAATGTGTTGGAATATGACGCAGATGCTTTGACCACGGCGCTAGAGGAGAGTGATAGCTAATGAGCGTTAATTCCGTACCGGATAAAGTAGTTAACTATAACGTTTACAACGAAGGGGAGCAGCTGGTCGGTGTATCTGGCGAAGTGAGTTTACCGAAAATGGAGGCTATGACCGAAACCATTTCTGGAGCAGGGATTGCCGGGGAGTTTGAAAGCCCGACTCCTGGACATTTTGGAAGTATGACCATTGAAATTCCCTTTCGGACTCTTATTGATCAGTCCTTTAGTCTAATGGTACCGGAGGCTAAAACATTAATCTTACGTGCCAATCAACAAAGTTTTGATATTTCCGGCGGTACTTTTAATCAGCGGGCGCTAAAAATAACGCTTAAAGTTATTCCGAAAAGTTTGGAACTTGGTACGCTAGGTGTAAGTAAGCCCACGGATACGAAAAACACCTTAGAAGTCTTGTATATTAAGGTCGTAGAAAATGGTTCGACTTTGTTAGAACTGGACAAGCTCAACTTTATTTATATTGTCAATGACACCGATGTGTTTGCCGATATTAAAGATAATATTTAGGAGGACGACGAATGGATAACATAGTGAAATTCAATAAACCATATATGTTTGAGGGCAACGAATATACTGAAGTAGATTTGTCGGGCCTGGAAAACCTAAAAACCACAGATCTAATTGAAGCTGATAAAATATTCATGGTTAGCGGCCAAGTTGCCATGGTCAAGGAAATGAATGTTGGGTATGCCTGTATTTTAGCGGCAAAGGTAAGTTCTAAACCAATTGAATTTTACCAGAGCTTACCGGCGCGGGAGGCTATTAAAGTAAAAAATATGGTGACAAGTTTTTTGTTCGCGCAGGATTAGAGCCAGGAGACGGGCAGCAGCTTAAAAAGTTAGCTGTCCGTTTGGCTTTAGCCTCATTTACTGGCATAGATTTTTTTCTTGGGTTATCTGTATTTGAGTTATTTGAAATCGTCGAGGAAATAAAGGCGGTGAATAGTAGTGGCAAGTAAAACTTATGAAACTATGTTTTTACTCGGGGCACAGATTCAGGCATCAATGGGAAAAAGCTTTGGGCAAGTGCAACGGTATATGGCCGAAGCTCAAACTCAGGCCAGTGTTGGTGAACGAGCATTCAGTGGTTTTTCAGGCGCGATTGCCGGGATTGGTGTAACTGCAGGCATTGCCGCCCTGGGTAAAGGAATGATTGATAATGCCGCTGATATGCAGAGTTATAGGAATACACTGAATGTGGTTATGAAGGATCAGGAATTAGCCGCTCAGACAATGGTTTGGGCGGCTAATTATGCTAATTCAACTCCATTTGATACGAAGGGTGTAGTTGAGGCTACGGTTCGGCTTCAAAGTTATGGTATTGCCGCGCAGGACGTTCTTCCGGCGGTCGGTGATATGGCGTCCGTCATGGGCAAAGATCTAATGCAGGCAGTGGAAGCGGTGGCTGATGCACAAACAGGCGAACTTGAAAGAATGAAGGAATTTGGCATAACAAAGGATATGATTATTGCCCAGGCGGAGAAACTTCGCTTGGGGATAGTGGTCAATAACAAAGGCCAAATAACCGATCAGGAAAACTTCAATAAAGCCATGTTCTCGCTGATGAATGAACGGTTTAAAGGCGGTACTGAGATGCAGTCCAAGACATGGAAAGGCGTTATGAGCACTATTTCTGGTACTTGGCAAACTACGCTGGCTCAAATGGCCGGGGTTGCACTTGACGGTTCTATCAAGCAGGGTAGTTTTTTTGATGTAATGACGCAGAACGCATCAAAATTGTCTGATATGCTGGTGAATCTCACAAGCGGTGGGCAGTTAGAAGCTTTAAGTCAAAGTATGGGGAATGTTATGAGTACCGCTGTAAATGGAGTATCTTGGGTGCTAGATAATTGGCCGTTGATCGAGCCGATAGTCATAACATTGACCGGGGCTATTGCTGCTAATGAGGCCGCAACTTTGGCGATGGTTGCAGCCCAAAAAGGCGGGATGATAATTACTGCTCTAACCACTGCGTGGGGTACAGCAACGACAGCACTGGCACTGCTGCGCGAGGGATATGCACTAACCGAGGTGGCTCAGGTCGCGCTTAATTCTGCTATGCTTTTGAATCCTCTAACTTGGATTGTTGCCGGGATTGTGGCAGTAGTTGTTGCCGGAGTCCTATTATATCGTAATTGGGATACCATCTCGCAAAAAGCCAGCGAGGTCTGGGGCGGTGTGACGGCTTGGTTTAGCAAAGTTTATACCACCGTAACACAGTTTATAACTAACTTGCCGAGCTATATCAGTAGTGGTATTAGTGGAGCGGTGCAGTGTGTGGCCTATGGCATTGGGTATATGATTGGTTATGTTGCGACTCTGCCGGAGCGAGTTACTGCATTTGTTTCTGCAACGGCCACAGCAATGGTTACAACAATTGGATCTGGCGTGAACAGTACAATTCAGTTTTTCATTGATTTACCAGCTAACGCTGAAGGGGCACTGAGTTCATTTCTAGCAACTATCGACGCTTGGGGTTCCAGTGTTTATCAATCCGTGGTTAATTGGGTTATGCAAATACCTAATGCTGTATCTAATGCAATCAGCAGTGCTGGTAGTTTTGTTCAAAACTTAATTAGCGGTGCTAGCAGTAGTTTACAGTCTGGTATGCAAGCTAGCAGTCTTCCAGCCTACGCTGATGGCACTGACTATCATCCTGGTGGGGTTGCGCTGGTTGGCGAACGCGGCCCGGAGCTTTTGAGGTTGCCGCGAGGTAGCCAGGTTACACCGAATAGTAGGACGCAAAGCTTATTGAATGGATTGTCCGGCAGTGGTTTGACAGGCACTATATCGGTAAGCTACTCACCACAGTACATTATCCAAGGCAATGCTGATCAAAATACATTAAAAACTGCCAGTGATCAATCTTATCACGATTTTGAGAGCCGCTTTAATGCGCTTATAGAAAGGCGGCAGCGGTTAAGTTTTGCCTAAGAGGTGCAAAAATGTCTACAACCTATAAAACAAAATCAGGCGATACTTTTGATAGTATCGCCTTTAATGAACTTGGTGCGGTTAAATATACGGAGGAATTGATGAAGGCTAATCCAGATTATATATCAACCGTAATTTTTTCGAGCGGTGTTGCATTGACTTTGCCGGATATTGAAGAAGAGGACACGACGGCGTCCAGTACGCCGCCCTGGGCTTAAATCATGGAAACAAGACGCGCTAATATTGAATTACTTTATGAAGGTACAAACATAACAAAATATATCGAGGCGGATCTGATTAGTTTTAGCTATACCGATAATGCTTCTGGAGAGGCTAACGATGTTTCTATCGAGCTTAAGGATAATAATAAAAAATGGATAGATGGCTGGGCACCAACGAAGGGCGATATTGTAAAACCGACTATAGTAACAACTAACTGGGATAAGTCAGGCGACAGTCAATCATTATCCTGTGGGGCATTTATTGTTGATGAGCCAAGTTATTCAGGGCGGCCGCGCAAATTAACTTTAGGTGCAGTATCTACGCCAAGCGATACTAATTTCATGACTACGAACAAAAGTAAGACTTGGCAGTCTGCCACGGTGAAAAGTATTGCCCAGTATATTGCTGATACTGCTGGCGTAGGGCTGTATTTTGATTCCTCAACAAATCCTGTTGTTGATTATATCGAGCAGAGCGAGACGCCGGACGTCTCGTTTTTGTTTGATCTATGCAAAAACAATAGTTTGGCCATGAAGTTATATAATCAAAAGATTGTTATTTTTAGCGAAACCGAATATGAAGCTAAGGACTCGGTTATGACCATTACTGAGGAAAACGTTATTAGCTGGCAGGCAAAAACCACTTTCACTGATACTGGCTATGACGGCTGCTTGATTAAATACACTAACCCCACGACAGGGGAAACGTTTTCTTATACCTTTACCGCTCCTGATAAAACCGGCAGCAAGGTATATCAGATGAACGAAAAGGCCAATAGTTTAGCTGAAGCCGAGCGAAAGGCACAGGCAAAACTTCGGGAACTTAATAAAAAGGAATATACCATGAGTATGGATTTGCCGGGAAATTTAAAGCTATTCTCCAGTCATACAGTTACAACTTTCGGCTTTGGAATATTTGATGGTAAGTATTATTTGGATAAGGTTACCCGGAAAACCGGCAGCGGCTTTACAATCAGCATTGAAATGCACAAAGTCTTGGAGGGTTATTAGTGGAAAATATAAAGAATCTTTTGCGAGTGGGGACGGTGAGTTCCGTCGCTTATGATACCGGCTGTGTTCGAGTTTGTTTTAAGGACCAGGATAGTATCGTGACCGATGACCTTCCAATGTTAGGCTTTGAGTATGAAATGCCGAATGTCGGAGAATTAGTTCTGTGTATATTTTTAGGCAACGGCTTGGCGAAAGGTTTCTGCTTAGGCCGTTACTATTATGACAGTTCTTTACCGGGCGAGTCGGGAGAGAATATCTATTATAAAGAATTCCTTCAGGATGCCTATATGAAATATGATAAAAGTTCTAAAACTTTTACTATTAGCGCTGAGAATATTGTATTTGACGGTAATGTCACAATTAATGGCACATTGACGGTATCTGGTGACGCGACGATTAGTGGCAAGAGTTTTTTAAGCCATACCCATAGCGGTGTAGAATCAGGCGGCAGCAATACGGGAGCGGTGGTTTAATATGATCGGCTATTTCGGTGATGACATTATTTTTGAGATTTCGGATTCGCAAGTATATAACTTTACCGGCTTTAAGCGGGAAACAGCTTCCCGGTATGCAACTCATGAAATCATCGGCGAGAAACCTGTCACGGAATATATTGGTCCTGGTTTATCTACAATTTCCTTTACCATATCCTTAAATGCATTTCTTGGTGTAAAACCGCGCGAAGAAATGGAGGTTTGGCAGGATAAAGCCGAATCTGGCGAAGCCGAGTATTTAGTCATTGGCGGTACGCTTGTCGGCCTAAACAAATGGGTGGTTAAGTCGGTGAGTGAAACCTGGGACACCATTTTAAACGGTGGCGAAGTGTATAAAGGCAAGGTAGATATTACGTTAGAGGAATATGTGGAGGAAACTTCATGAGCAGTATAAGCGCTTCAAGTATTGTGATTAACTGGTCGGCCACCGGTAGCGATGAAATTATGCAAAATGTTCATATGATATTGACCACACCGGCTGGCACTGTTCCTTTTGATCGTGAGTTTGGCGTTGATATGAGTTTTCTCGATTTGCCGCTGGAACGCTCCAAGGCTAAAATGACAGTCGAATATATCACTAAAATAAACAAGTATGAACCGCGCGCTTCTATTAATAGTGTAACTTTTGAGTATGATGAATTAAACGGATGTATGTATCCCAAGGTGGTGATTGACCTTGTCGATGATTGAGGACTTAGAAAATTTACCGGATATAGATTTTGTTGAGAAAGACGTGGATACACTCCTCGAGGCCATGGTAACAGAGTATGAGTCTGCTTATGAAGAGTCAACTGGCGAAAGCAAAACCTTGGCGGACGGTGATCCGGTCCGGATCTGGATTTATTCGCAGGCATTACGGATTTATGCGGCTTATCAACTTATTGATCAGGCGGCAAAATATAACCTGCTTAGATATTCGAGTGGGGATTATCTCGAAAACCTTGGCGCCAGGGTGGGGGTGAACAGGGCTGAAGCCACCGCTGCTACGACTACTCAACGTTTTACCTTGTCGGCGGCTCAAGAGTCGGCGGTGGCGATTGCGTCTGGGACACAGGTAAGCGCTGGCGGATCAATTTATTTTGCTACGACTGAATATGCTGAAGTGGTCGCCGGTGATACCTATGTAGATGTAACGGTGGAATGCACTGAGACTGGCACCGATGGTAATGGCTATTTAGCCGGTCAGATTACGACTTTGGTAGATCCTATTCAATATGTATCAAGTACGACCAATACTTCCACTAGTCAGGGCGGGACCGATGAAGAGGACGATGATACATTAAAGGGGCGGATATTCCAAAAGCCCGAATCCTTCAGTGTGGCTGGCCCGGTAGGAGCGTATGAGTATTTTACAAAAGAATGTAACTCATCAATTATTGACGTTAGCGTTACTTCGGCTAGTCCCGGAGAAGTTGACGTCTGTTTTATTTTGACTGATGGGGAATTGCCAGATTCCACTTTGATTTCCGAAGTCGAAGAATACTTGTCGGATGATTCAAGGCGGCCACTGACTGATAATGTAACAGTAAGTGCGCCGGAAACAGTGTCTTATGATATTGAAGCTACCTATTATATAAAATCGTCAGACAAAACTTCGGCCAGCACAATTCAAACGGCAGTAACTTCGGCGGTTGATGATTATGTGATTTGGCAAAAATCTATTATTGGCCGTGATATTAATCCGTCCCAGCTTATTTCCGATATTATCGGCGCGGGCGCGAAACGGGTGGTTATTACTTCGCCAGAATATACCGAGGTTAGTGATACTCAGGTGGCGCTCGAGGGTACAGTCAACTTGACCTATGGAGGTCTGGAGGATGAGTAAAACAGTTTACGATGTTACGCTGTTAGAACTCTTGCCGGAGAACCTCCGCAGCGATCCAGATATTATAGCAGCCAGCCAAGCTGTAGACACCGAGTATCGGGCATTAGTCAGTTCGATAAAGAATTGCCTGACCATTGCTGATGTAGATAATGCCTGCTCAGATGTGGTGGACAACCTAGCGGGGGAGATACAAGTTGATTTCTACGATCAGACCTTATCCCTGGACGTCCGCCGGGCCTTGGTCAAAAACGGGTATATATATAAATATCAAAAAGGTACGGCTTATGCAGTGAAGCAAATCGTGGAAGACGCGGGGCTTAATGCATCGCTTAAAGAATGGTTTGAATATGACGGTGAGCCGTACTATTTCAAGGTTACAACTGAAACGGTCGTTTCAAGTACAACGGTACTAGCGGAACTGGCCGAGATGATAAATTCAGTAAAAAATATCCGGTCGTGGTTGGAAGGTATTATTATTAATAGGACTTGGACAGGCAATATGTATTTTGGCACTGCGTTGGTGGATGGCAAAATGCTAACACTTTTCCCCAAGGCTTTTGAAATGGGGGCCGTAACCGGCACAACATATTTTGGCACAGCGCTGGTAAGCGGAAAAGTGCTGACCTTAAAGGAGGTATCTTAATTTGGCTTTTACAGGATTAACTGTAACAACTCAAGGCGCTAATTTGCAAACAAAAGTTCAAGCTGGCACAACAATGTCTTTTTCAAAAATAAAGGTTGGCGATGGAACTGTTTCATCAAGTACAACTCTTTCTTCTTTCACTGCGCTGGTTGATTCACAGCTAGAAGTAGAAATTGAATCTGTTACATCTATGGGCGATGGTACATATAGAGTTCGCGGCACACTTACAAATTCAAGTGTAACGACCGGATTTTTTCTCCGAGAGATCGGTTTATTCGCTACCGATCCAGATGACGGTGATATTATGTACGCCTATGCTAATTCCGGCGACGAATGCGATTATCTACCGGCTGGTGGCGGTTCTGTTGTTGTTGAATCCGTTATTGATTTAATAACGGCGGTTGGCAGTGCGAGCAGCGTAACCGCGACAATTGATGAAGATTCTGTTTTAGTCTCATTGAAAACATTTAATACACACGTTGAAGCATCGCCAATTGATCACCCTGACAGTTCGGTCACTACGGCTAAGATTGCCGACAGTGCTGTTACAACCGATAAAATTAATGATAGTGCTGTTACTACTGCTAAGATTAATGACAGCGCCGTAAGCACGGCTAAAATTAACGATAGCGCTGTAACTGATGCGAAAATAGGTACCCGAACTATTGACGATACATTGGCTGCTACTGCTGATGCAGATAACCTGAATAACATGTTGTCAAAACTGGCGTACATGCTAAAATCTATTACCGGCCAAGACAATTGGTATACTGCACCAGATATTAATCAAGCAAATACTGCATTGGGCGTAAATCCTTCCGGGGCAATTGTATCTTATGCTGGTAGTTCAGCTCCTGATGGTTATCTATTGTGTGATGGATCAACGGTGTCTCGAACAACATATGCGGATTTGTACGATGTTATAGGGACAACTTATGGAACGGGCGATGGAAGTACGACATTTGCATTGCCGGACTTGCAGGATAAATTTGTTTTAGGTAAAGGAGATACTTATTCCACGCTTGCGGCAACCGGCGGCGAAACTGAGCATACCTTGACGACAGATGAGATGCCAAGCCATCACCATACTATTACTGGCGGTACTAGTGGCACAGCGGGATATGTAACAATGGAAAGCGACGGAAACAGTGCCTCCACTGAATCATCAAATGGAACTAATTATACGGGTGGCGGCGAAGCACATAACAATATGCCGCCGTATATCGTTTTGAATTACATTATCAAATACTAAGGGGGGCACTAGATGTCAACGATGTTTCAGCATCATCCTGACGGATGGGTATATGTCAGAGGAGAATCAGAAAGCTATTGTGATACGCCCGCCAATTTTGCCGCGGATTTAGGGGCAACTTACTCAGGATTGCCTGATGGTTATATAAGTCGAATTTATGTTCAGGGGAAACGACATGTGTTAAGTGATGGAAATAATGAAACAACACAGACAATCCCGTGGACTGATGGCGATACCTATATTGCAGAATTAGATACGTTGCTTGTCAACAAGGTAACACGTAATACTAAAATTGAACTTACCGTGACTGAAAGCTCCGGCACTGCTTTGTCCGGCGTCACCGTCAGCTATAGCGGAGGCTCCGGAACGACCGATTCAAGCGGTCAAGTTACATTCTCTGGGTTGACAGCAGGTACATATGAATTTACTGCTGCAGAAAGCGGTTATACGAGTGCAAGCGTAAGCGTAACTGCGGTCACTGGCTCTACTGTAACCGGCACAATTGCTCTAACTTCAGATACTACAACTGCTACAACGAATTAAGCGGCTAATTTAGCCGTTACTTTTATGTTTGGGGAGGGGAAGGTGTGGAGGTAAATTTAAATAGTACAGTCCAGATCATTGCAGTGATTGGATTCGCCGCGGGAGTAGTTAAACTGCTGATAGTTAAGCCATTGCAAACAGCAATTAATGCTTTACATGAAGCAATTAATGAAATGAAAAATATGCTGTTTAGGTTAGAGCAAGACCAGAAAAATATTGATAAGCGCCTTGTTGTAGTAGAAGAAAGCACAAAATCTGCGCACAAAAGACTGGATGGAATGGAGGGGATATAAATATGAAGGTTTGTATTGATCCTGGTCATGGTGGCTCCGATCCGGGAGCTTGCGGAAATGGCCTACAGGAAAAAGACATTGCTTTGACTGTAGCTTTAAAGGTTAGAGATTATTTAACAGCTGCCGGATGCACGTTAATTATGACGCGGGAAACCGATAAAGATGTTGGTTATTCTGGCGATGATGCAACTACTGAGCTGCAAGCGAGGTGCAACATTTCAAATAACTTTGGTGCCGATGTGTTCGTGTCAATCCACTGCAATTCTTTTAGTAATTCGGTGGCGAATGGAACAGAGACAATTTATTGTGCTGGTAGTCCCCAAAGCGCGAAGCTAGCAGAGTTCATCCAAAATCAACTAATTGGATTAGGTGACTTAGTTGACCGAGGCTTAAAAACTGATTCGTTGTATGTGACAAAACATACCGATGCACCGGCAGTATTAACCGAACTGGCGTTTATATCTAACCAAGAGAATGCTTCTAAGCTTGGAGACCAGCATTGGCAAGATGAATTTGCCAGGGCAATTGCCAGGGGGGTGACTGATTATGCCAACTGAAAAAGTCGTACAAATACTTGAATATCTTGCAAAATCGCCCTTTGTGCAGTCTGAATTAGAGGCTGCACAAGTGGCGATTTTTAGTTATGCCAAAGCGGAAGCTGAGGCGGCAATACCATATGGTTTAAGGACCATCGCCCGCATTATGCGGTGGATTATAAAAAAGATTAAGGGAGTGTGTTTGGCAATGGAAATGAAATTTAATTTACAAAGGTTTGTTGATGAAGAAGTGGTTGCCGACTTAGCTACCGAAACAGATTCGGAATCTACGGCTGAAACTGTAGAGGATACCGAAGTATCAAGTGAAACTGCTACAACAACAGCCGAAACAGAAGCCGCTGCTGAAACCGTTACTACTGGAGCTGTAACCATCACTGTAACAGATAGTTCCGGCTCCGCAATGGAAGGGGTAGTGCTTACTTATACTGTCAACTCAGTTTCGTGCGATGCTACAACCGATTCTGTCGGACAGGCCACCGTCGAGGGGCTAGAGGCCGGGACTTATATTTTTACGGCAACGATGGACGGTTATTCATCGAATACTGTTGATGTGACCGTGGTCGCTGGATCTACTGTAACCGGAACTATTACTTTAACTGTCGAAACAACAACTGGGGAGGAATCTACTGTGTCAACTGTTGAGGATGCTGCAAAGGAAGCCGCCGTTACGGCCGCTATTACGAGTCTTACTACTACCACCACCAGTACTACAACCGGAATTTCTGAAGCAATAGCTGCTAAGATTACGGAACTTACAAATGAAATTAAAAATACTGATAGCCCTTGGGTTAAAGTGCGCAATTCTATTGAAATTGCTGCTATGAGTGCGGCACTGGCCGGACTAGTTGCCGGGTTAAAACAAGGTTTGGAAGATCTTAGTGATAAAATTTCATAATGCAAAAGGCTCGGTCAAATAAGATCGAGCCTTTCTTTATGCATCAATAAAATAGGTGTTTGGTAATGCCAATGTATGTCAAATAAGAATTTATCGGAGGAATTAATTATGAGTGTTTATTTATCATCAAATTTAACAGCAGATGAAATATTAAAATATATGAAAATGGCGGACGCAGCTTATAACAAAACAGAATCAGAAATTGAGGAAAAATATAGCGATTCTTACCGGGTAAAAGTTGTTGAAGCCACTGAAACCGATGGGCAATGTATATTGCTTTTCGATGATACCAATAAAGCACAATATATTGTTACTCGAGGAAGTTATACTATAGAAAATTGGGTTGAAGATGCGAAGTATGCGAAAACTTTAGATGAAAAAACAGGCATCTATATTCATAGTGGTTTTCTTGAATCGGCAATTGAAGTCTACGATCTGATTTTGTCTGACTTGGATACCAGCTATACGACATACTTAACAGGCCATTCTTTAGGTGGTGCTATTACGGTTATTCTTCATCTATATTTACTTAAAGATGGTTTTACTATCGGGCAGAGCATTACCTTTGGTCAGCCGATGATTACTAACTATGATGGGGTATGTGAATACCGGGATATTCCATTATTGCGAGTGGTTAATAATAAAGACCTAGTGCCGTTGTTACCGCCGTTAACTGTTATTAGCAGTAAAAATGGGCGGTATCGTCATTTTGGCGAAGAAACAATATTACTGGAAGATACTTATTACTGTAATCTCGATGAAACTAGTGCCGAGGCAATTACTGTCTCAGACTTCGAAGCAAATCTTGCGGCAGGGGAAACAAGCATAGCTGATCATTTTGTCGATAAATATATTGTTAATATACAAACCAAGCTAACGGAAGCTACGGAAGTTGACTATGATGATCGTGAAAGCTATTTAGATTAGATTATTACAACGGAAAGGGCTCGGTCTTATGACCGGGTCTTTTTTCTTTATGTGGAGGTATGTATAAATGAAGGTGAATGTTTTATTTTGTTGGCCGGAAGATAATCGCGCAAAAGTTAATACCTGGCGGAAAAAGTTGTCGGCTTGGATGTGGTACATAATTGGCAGAGTTATAGATAAAGCGGAAGGCGCTGGGGATGATCCTACTCATGTCGGTATATTTATGCTGGACGGACTGTTAGAAGCTACACCAGATGGTTTTGTTAAATCGCCTATTGATATTTATAAGGAGCGTAAAACCCGTACTATTACTGTTGATGTACCTGATTATGAGGTAGCAGAGTCAGAAGCTAAAAGCTTGCTTAATACGCCCTATGGTTGGATGGCGTGTGTTGATGGTGGCCTACACGATATATTAGGCATAACAGCGCGGGGTGATGGGAAGAAAACTTTTGATTGTTCCGAGGCGGTAACATATATCCTGCAAGCAGGAGGTTTAGACATATTCCCGGATTTCTCGGCAGACAATGTTACACCGGCTGATTTGTTACGAAAGTTAGAGTCGTTGGCAGCATGAAGATTACAATACCTGATTTCAAATTTACGGTGAATATAATGCCATTGTTGAGAAAATGGTTTGGTTGGAAATAATAAATAGCTGATCCACCTCCTTGGTTGGAGGTGGATCAGTTCGTCGATAAATATTTTGTGTTTAAAAGTCATTTATATCATTAGATGTTTTATAACTATATGTTGCATTTTTTATATCATATTGTGTACCTATTATTCCGGCCGGTTCGTTGTTAATAAAGTCGGATGTTGAAATAACATGAGTAGAAATTGATTTATATTTATTAATTATTGTTTGTTCTGGAAGTTTGTGTTTTGAAAAAACTGTAGTACAAGCTATATCAGAAGTATCGAGTGTTTCAATAATATCAATAAGTTTATCTGATCCCGATGACCCATGATGGGGAATTTTAATATAGTGTATTTTTTGAGGCATTTCTAATTCATCTGAGAGAAAGGCTAGTGTTCTATTTTCTATATCACTAGTGAATAAGGCATTTATTCCTGAAAATGAAACTAATAATGCAATAGAAAATGAGTTAGTATCTAATTGATGATGATAATTTTGGGGTATTATTAACGAAGGAGCTGGTGATAAAGCAGTAATATCTAACAAGTAATCTTCAGCCTTGCGATTTCTGAAATGCCGAGCATATACTCTTAAATCATGTTGGGCATATATAATTTTATATTTTAATTCGTCGTTGCGTCTTAATGTTGCTGATTTAATTGTATCACAACGTCTAGAAGCATCAGCAGTAAGTTTTGATCGGTTTTCGAATAGTGAGCAGGGTAAAACAATTTTTGTTTTATCTATGTCGGCATACTTATTCAATAGACTATCAATTCCAATTGAATGATCTCTATCTGGATGAGTCCAACACAATAAATCGATTTTTTGAATACCTAAATGATGAAGTAATATATCTGTATAATTAATACTCTTAACTTCAAAACTATCAATAACACCAGAAAAAACTACTCGTTCTTCTCTACCTTCAGTACGAAGTAAAAAAAGAATGCTTTCTCCTTCGGCTGAATATCCTATTAAATATATTTCTAAAAAAATATTGTTGAAATCAATAATTAACGGTTTTTCCATGTAGTTACTTCTCGCACTTCCAAAGGCGGTTTTGATTGCGCGTTGATGTTATTGTTTGTAGTAGAATAATTACTTTTAAAAATGATTCGCCTATCATTATTTTTAAAAGTAATTTCATCACATGAATTTTTTTTATCAATAGTATTTATAAATTTAAGCATTTAATGTTACACCTCCTATTACTTTGTTGGAAGTGCCTTTTATTAAATCGCTGAGAAAGTCTAAACAGAGGTGCGATTTATAAATAGTGAATATATGATTATTTATATCTTTAATAGTTGATTCCCAATTGATTATGGCACTAACGTCGTTGTCTTTTAAATATCCGTCAATATCAAGTGCTACTTGAATGACATTAGATTCTGTAATAGTACTAGTTTTTTCATCGATAATTTGAGCAATTCCGGTATTTAATTGTTTAATTAAATTAAAGCCTATATTGTGATACTTAAAATGATCTTTATTTTCAAGCATTAAAAGTTCAGAATTAATGTTTGAGGAATAACTACCATAATATTGTTTCTCAAAACAATTAAACACATTTTCCATGTTTTCACATAATACTATATTGATTTTTCGTAATCCTAAACGTGTTACATTGAGATATTCAAAATTCCCCTTTAAGTTATCTATAAGTTTACAAAATATTGTGATGTACTGACTGAACAAGTATTTAGCAGTGCAATTTATTTCACAAGAAAGAAAAAACCGGTTAATACTAAAAGTCGTAAGCGTTTTTTCATTTAAAAATCTATAAACATTTTCTCTATTTATACTTTTTTTAAAAATAACATCATTGCTTGATTCACCTGGATCATTAATTTTTACCTCAATGTCTTTAAGAATTCCTTCGCTGTATTTGAACTCTAAAGGAACCAAGACTTTTTGCGCAATTTCTATAAAGCTTTTTATATCTAATACTGGCGTAAAATCAAGACGAAGGATAACTGATGCTAACGTGTTAGCCTTAAGATTTTCACGGTTAATTTCATCTTTAGTGGTGTAAGTTTCCATATTGTTGCCTCCCTGTATTAGGGATAGTATTATATAGTATTATATAGTTTATTACTGGCGTTAGCAATTCATATACAAGTAAAATGTTACGAAAATGAAACAGTAAGTCAGCTATTAATCTGGAATAAATAGTCATTATGTCATGGATGGTTTCTCGCTGCCAAAAGGAGGCAATATGAAATTTTCCGACTTCAAAATTACGATTAAAATACCTTGGCTTTCTAAATTGGCTGTTTGACAGGGTAAATAGTTTCACTTGGGTGCAACACTGGAAATGAAATCAGCAAAAACGGCTTTGATTGGCTTCCAATACCCTACATCAACTATGTGAAACTGTACGGTTTGGCCAAACGACACCAATTGTGCCCCGGCCTCAAGATCCGGTTCTAAGTCTCTTTCAAAGCCGTTAATTAATTCGACGATTTGACTATGTAGCCCCTTGGCAGTTTTTGATTCCGCTGCTTTTGCATGGAGGCATTAAGCTTATCTGCCATCTTGCTAAAATTCAATACGCCATTAGTCATATATGATTTCTCCTCTTAGCTGCCTTATAGGCGGTTCTTTTTATTAATAAATTAGCCCCTCGGTGGAGGGGCTTGGGTGCTATTTTACTTTGATTTTTGCCCTGAAGAATTTTACATACTGTCCATCTGATACAGTTACGTATTTATCGCCTTGAAAGATATCATTTGAAACTATATCACCCATTGAATGACGGCTTGTATTACTGGTTTCTATATAACTGTCTCCGCCTTCGGAGGTAACTTTATATTCCCCTGCAGGGAGGTCTACACCGACTTTATACATGCCGGCAGGAAGAAAGCCATTATTATCTTGTACTTTCGGAGCGTCTTTAAAAGCATATAATTCGCATCCTTGAACTTTTAGGTATTGACCATCACTTACGCTGATTATGCTTCTGTTAATAAAAATATCGTTTGCTAAAATACTTTGCATTGTGCCTTTAGAATCTTTTGCTATTTCAATATAAGCCTGACCGTTGGCGATAGCAACGTATTCACCTGCCGGAATGTCCTGTCCAACTTTATACTGACCTGATTTATAAGTTTTTACAGCTGCTTTTTCAGTTTGTTGTTGCCCTTGAGATGGTTGGGAAGTTTGTTGTGATTGGGAATTTTCCGATGAATCTGTCGTTGCTCCAGCGATAAAGAAAACCACAATTAAAATAAGATAAGTGGTCAAAGCTTTTTTTCGTCCCCGTTTGTCAGGATTACCCCAACGAATTACCAGGGATGGCTTGAATAAACCAATAATAAAAAATAAGATTGAGAGTAGTAATAAAATAGAAAATAATGTGTTCAAATAGGTTCCTCCTAATTTTTGAAATACCTTATATTTCATACGACAAATTACATTAATTTCCTGCAAAATAATTACAAAAAACATAAGCTAGTTTAATATTTTGTAGAATTTTATCATATATAAATGCCACTTTCAAGATGAAAGATGATATGATTAAATCAAGATAAAGAAGGGTTTTGCTTCAACCAGACGACGTATATTCTTATTGTGACAAGACCGAATGTTTACCTCAATATAAAGAAGCTTTCAGTATGAATTAAAAACAGTCAAGCTGTCGATTGGCGTGCAATAAGTGTACGGTAATATAATAGGAAAGAATTCCTAAAGCTGATCTTACAATAGACATGCTCTAGCAACAATGATTGACTTCTAACATACTTCTAACCATGTTCTAACAAAAACATATACTAACATATATAACTATATGGCTATAGCGGCGTAGATACTAGGTTTTACCTATTGTTATCTGCATAGATTAGACCTAATTCCTAATTCACATTCAAGAGGTCACTGGTTCGAAACCAGTATGCCCCACCAGTAAATTCAAGGCTTCGCGGGTTTATTACCTTGCAAGCTTTTTTAGTTTGACGACAATTTGACGACAATAAATTAAAGCCGCCAGCATTATATTTATATTGCTGACGGCTTTAATAGTTATTATTTCGGAAAAGACTTATGTGTTACTTAATGCTTGGCTAATTTTCTCAGTTGCTTGTTTCTGCATACCAGGAAGTATATGACTATATGTGTCTAACGTCATGGCAATGGTACTATGTCCTAGCCTTTCTTGAACAACCTTGGGATGTTCATTTAGCATGAGGAGCATGGTAGCATGGCTATGTCGCATGTCATGAAAGCGCACTACTGGCAGATTGGCATTTGTTAAAATACGTGCAAACTGCTTAGTAAAGTTCCTAGGATCGATAGGATGGCCTAATTCATTGCAGAAGACTAGGTCGGCGTTTTCATATGCTTTTCCAGCCAATAACTTAACTTGGCTCTGTTTTGCCTTGTGGGATTTTAAAGTAGCCATTACTTCATCCGAAAGTGGAATGGTACGCCTGGATTTTTGTGTTTTAGGTTCTGACATTAATAAACCCTGCCGTGTTCGAATGAGAGCTTGTTTTACTGTAAGCGTATTTTGTTTGAAGTCAATGTCTTGCCAACGAAGCCCTAGAAGTTCGCCACGCCGTAATCCTGTGTGACATTCAAGCAGGAAGGGAACAAAAAAACGGTGTTCTACAACTGCATTTAAGAAACCCTTCAGTTCATCAAGTGTCAAAGGCGTAATCTCATGTTTTTTTTGCTTCGGCTTATTAACCAGTTCCGCTACATTCCGAATGACAAGTTGTTCCCTTGTAGCCTGTTTTAAAGCCATATGTAAAACTGTATGAATGTAACCAACTGTTTTAGGGGACAAGCCACCGCCCTTGATTCTCCCACTTTTTAACTTGTTATTGTATAATTTCTGCAAGTGCTCAGGGCGAAGGTCTTGTAGAGGGATATTACCTATTGAAGGTTTAATATGAACTCGTACCATAGTTTCATAACTTTCCCATGTTGCAATCCGAACATTAGGTTTTGAGTAGGTTATAAGCCAAGTGTCTAGCCACTCGCCAATAGTAATTTTTCGGTCAGAAACATAAGTGCCAGTGACAATCTGAGCTTTAACTTTTTCCATTTTTTCTTGAACTTCTTTACGAGTTTTTCCATAGAACGTTCTGCGAATAGATTTACCGTTTTGATGATCAAAGTCAATCGTCAACCTACCTTCCCAGCGACCATCTTTACGCCGAGATATAGTGCCTTCGCCGTTGCCTCTTTTAGTCACTTTTTTTGCCATATTACGCACCCCATTTCGAAAAACAAATCATCCGAAGGAAAAAAATGGGGCAGCTATATTAACTGTAGATGGCATTATATAAAGTCTCATTATGCAGTAGTGCCATTTTGATAACATTCAGTATTAAGCCAATTACGAAGTGCATCTTTGGGGATGCGGAAAGCACGTCCTAAATGGAGGCAAGGGATTCGGCGGCTTCGGCATAGATCACGGATTATTGCTTGTCCATAGCCAGTAAGTTGCGCAGTTTCTTTTACGCTTAGTGTGAGGGGAAGAGTATCCCAGTTATTATATTCGGTCATTAAGATTAAGAATAAGTCCTTTCTAGATAAAATAAGAAAATTTACAAGATATATAGGCTAATTGCATAGCCATAATCTGTTTATATGACTAATATAGCATAATATTTTATTTGACGTAATACCCGCGATGTAATATCATGAGGTTACTACGTAGTTTTGGGGGAAATAAAGCGATGTTTAAATATGAAATTTTTTGGTACAAATATTCGGACTATAGACTAGATAATAATATGATAGTTCCAGTAGGATCAGAGATATTTAAATATAATCCATTTGATTATTTTGACAAGAAAAGAAAACAACCCAAAGTAGCCGAAGTCAATTATACAAAGGACAAGGACGAATTAAATATACATGAATGCTTCGTTAATATTGATGTAAACAATCCAGAAGAAATGGTTAAATGGGTAAAAGAATTTGGTATTCCATATTCGAAGTATGAGGATAATGACGGGAAAATTCATAATTGCTTTCTTGTAAAAGAAAAATCACAAGCTCGGCGGTTAATCGATGAAATTTCGGTAGATGAATTTAGGAGATGTGTTATTGATTATCGTGACCTTATAAAGCTTTATGATTGTGTGCAAAACCCTAGTCAAAACGATGAAGTTTTGCGTAATATAGTATACTCAAAGTCGTTTCAGGAAAATTACGCTATTATGGAAAGGCAATTGTATACTGAAACCACTCAGGCAGCTAAACAGCATGGTTGGGATGAATTATTAGAACTATGGGATAATACGCCGCGGATGAGTCCAGCGGAAATGGAGGATTATGATCAATATGATGAATGGGTAAAAGCAAATGGTGGCGTTTTTGGATGTGCTAAGCTATATATTGATCTTAATCTAGAATACATGACTCAAGATGTACGTGAGAAATATACTACTGTATCAGGAAAGGTAAATGTAAGTTGGAGTTCGCCGTCACTTCTGGGATTACTATATAAAATGATAATTTTAGACTGGACGAGAGGTAAGTCCTTTATAAAGTGTAAGCACAAATATTGTTATGAGTATTTTATTCCAGGTGATGACGGATCGGTATATTGTTCAAAGGAATGTCGGAATAGAGGAAAGCAAATGGATTATCGAAAAGCACATAGGGAAGAAATAGCCTTAAAGCGGAAGGAGAGAGCAAAAGCTATTAAGAAATTAAACAAAAGCAGCTAAGCTGTATATACCACAAACAAGCTGAATTTATTGCAGCTTGTTTTTATTTTGCTAATTAGGCATGGAAACACTATTGCTGTAGTAACCTAGGTATAACCTATCGAAATGCATTGAAGGTTACTACGAAACGTGGTAAAGTTTGTATATGGGGAATTTTAGTCGTAAAAATGAATAGGAGCTAATTATTAAATGAAACAGAAATGGGAGTTCTATAAGGATGGGGGTTTAGTGCTTGGTTAATAAATACGTTTATGAAAAATGCCAGCGAATTATTGAAGTAATATTTAAGAAAGCAGTTTGTGTATGTTCTTGCGGTAGAGATGGTATATGTTGTTTTATAGAAAACAAATGCAGTAAACTGAGGTGAAAGGAATTTGTTAATTGAAAATAATAGTAAGAGCAAACAGATTTTATCTGTGACCGTTAAAGAACGAAAAAAACATTTAATAGTTAAATGTGGCAGCGGAACTAAGCTTGTTATAGTACCCGTGGATGCTCCAGAAGTTGATCCATATGATACTAAAACTGGAAATGGTTTTATGACTCCAAATGCTATAGTGAAAAGTGGGTTGTCAGCAAATGCAAAGTTAATGTATATGGTATTGCGTTCGTGTATTTGTTTTGGATTAGGCGTTGTATACCCGAAGGAAGATACATTAGAGACACTGATGAGTAAGTCGCGCGGAGCTAATCGTAGAGCTATTGCTGAATTAGTAAAGTACGGAGTGGTTCGAAAGGTAAAAAGTCCTTGGGGAGGACGCTTGAAAAATTATTATTATTTAAATCAGGATAGTGAATGGCGTCTGCCAGAACCAATAAAGTTTGCTAGTCATGGAAATGAAATAGGGGATAGAGATAATTTTCGTGATATTGACACTGATATTGAGTAAGGTGTTTCAATAGGTCAAAATGGCAAAATCAATAGGATATTTCGGCTAATGTAACGGTTCAAAATGAACTATTATAAAGGGCTAAAATGATCCATAAATTATACGTAAGATATTATACGTAAATGTAATTATATGAAATAACTATACAAAAATATAACATGATGCGCTATGCTTATCATGCCATGATTCGCAAAGCTCATCATGGAAAGGATATTTGGAATTTGAACAATACTAATAAAACTATTTCGGAAGAAGAAATGATTAATTATATTACTAGGGAGTATATTTTAAAATGTACAAATAAGCCCTTATATATTGGAGAAAAGTTGACAGTTGATTATTATAGACTTAGGAACTTTATGCGTAATAATAAGTCAAGGGTTCCCTTAAGCTACCTATATGTAAAAAAAATCAAACACAAGCAAGTGATGAGTTTAGAAATGTTTTTTAAAAAAGTGATTGAGTTTGGTCAAGTGTTAAGGCGAAAAAAAGAGAAGGAAGAGTTTGAACGTAAGATAAAAGGCGGGGAAATAACACCAGTAATACCACGGGAGGAATGGAGGCTTAGTGACTTAGAGGATGATTAAGAAATTTGTGAATTTAGTAATGCAGTTATATTAATAATTTGAGATCTAAGACAGAAAACTGGAAATTTCACATAAAGGATATATGCGTTTCGTATTTGTATTCAAAAAGTATATTTTGGGTGAAATACTTATTTTTGAGGAAAGGAGGTTAAGCTAACTGTTTTACCAATATATATGTAACAAGTGCCAACGTAGCATTTATGTAATATTTAAGAAGGCTGAGTGTTGGTGCAAATGTGGTAAAGTAATGACTAAAATAGGCAATGGAACGGCTGAGACTAATGAAAATGCTTAAATATAAAATTGTAATGTATTTCATTAGGTACAGCCATGCCTATATTTACTTAGTCGTTGGACTAAGTAAATAAAAAAATGCTGTTTTGCATTTTTTCAAAAGCGCTTATGGCGCTTTTGTTAGTTTAGAGTGATTATAAAGGAGGTGATATTTAATGGATAACCTAACTAATAAGCAAATGAAGTTTGTAATTCATTACTTAGAAACTAATAATGAAACATTAAGCGCTAAGCGAGCAGGATATTCTAAGAAAACGGCTTATTCTATTGGTCACGAAAACCTAAATAAACTTGAGATTGTAGAGTTTATAAAGAGAAAACAGGAAGAACTATGGGAAGTATTTAAACTGTATGCTATAGAAGCTCAAGATCGTTTAATTTTTATCGCAAGAGATGAAAATGCTCCATATAAAGTCCAACTAGAGGCTTGTAAAGAAATACTTGATTAGGCCACGGGGTCGTAAAAAATATAAAGTGAGCGATCAAACCAGAGAAATAGCGTGTAGGGCAAGGGAGTTATGTATGCGGCGTGAGGAGGGAAAAAACAGTTAAAAACAGATTTTTTGACCGAAAATATTAATAAGGAAGAAGTAATGTATATTTTTAGCAGGTAGAAAAAATACTTTATATTTGAGATGACCATGCGTATATTGGCATGGTCATTGTGTTTATTACCGATTATTTGCTAATGTGGCCACAAAGAGAATTACAAAATAGTGTAGATTACGTAAAAAAATAATTAAAAATGGAAAAATAGATAAAGAACAAATAATAAAAGTAACGGGCTTATTACTATAACTTGGAGCGACTTGAGGAGTTAATTAGAGAAAAATCATACCGAGAAGGGGCTGTTTTTTTGGTAGTTGCTTTAAAAAATAAAAAAAGTTAATGCGTAAAACTAAATTTAGGCAAGTTAATTATATTAAATTAAAATACGAAATTAATATAATAAGTTAATGTAAAGGAATTTGATAATTAAAGGCAAACAGCATAAACTACTACTGATCGGTTGTTTATAAAGAGCGTAGAAGATTGAATTAGAACGGTGCAAATTCATGGAAAACAAATTTAGCATTTATTTTAAACAAATTATAGACCTAAAAGTTTAAGACCAAAGGTAATTTAGTTTTTAAAATATTGGAACAAGAATCATATAAGCAATTATTCAGATGAGGCAATTAATAAGCAAAATATTAAGAACGTAAGCAAGTTACAGGAATGAACTGGTTGCCTGTCAAAACGTTAATCAGAGAGTGAGTGATGTACGACAATGGCCAAATTTGAGATTACCTTAGGTCCAAAAGGACAAATTGATATACCAAAGGAATTTAGAGATGAACTAAATCTAAACAGTAATAGTAAAATTAGACTATATATAGAAAATGAAAGAATTATTATAGAACCTGTAAAATTTGAAGATGAATTTCAAGATATGGTGATGTACTGTCTTAAAAGAGATAATAAATCTATCAATGAAGATACGATTAAAGAGTATGAAATAAGAGTTCAGAACTCAATAGAACGGATATTTGCAGAAGCTAGAGAAGAAGTAGCACGAGGTGAATATATAACTCTTGAGCAATTAGAGAAAGAAATAAATGAGGAAAAGAAAAAGGTTAGGGCAGGTTGGGTAGAAGCTTTTGCAAAGATAAAAGCAGATGGGAAAAGTAATGATGAAATATTAGAATGTCTTGATACCCATCTAATAGATGAATGAAAAAATTAGAAATTAATCAATACGATGTATTCTGGTAACTTAGTCCTAAGTAGGTGCAGAAATAAGTAAAATTAGGCCATGTATAATAATTTAGCCAAACGTAATGAAGGATGCTTTGGCTATTGTTAGTACATTTAGAGACATGCCAACTCTAGGTTTATATAGATTGTGGCGTGGTTAAAGTAATGGTAACCAAATCTAAGTTACAAGAAAAAGAAAGCTCATTTAACGAATTTAATTTCATAAAATAGGAGAATAAAATACGAGGAATCTTACATTAGGAGAGTGCAATAATGAAACGGTATAATGTTAAAGTGAGTACTAAGGGTCAGATAGTCCTACCTAAAGAACTTAGGGATAAATTCAATATAAAGCATAATTGTGAGGTTAAAGTATTTGCGGACGATGAACAAATCTATATAAAGCCGATTAAATTTGAAGATGAATTTCAAGATATGGTAATGTACTGCCTTAAAAGAGCTGGTAAACCTATTAATGAAGATACAATAAGAGAATATGAATCAAGAGTAAGAGATTCTATAGATCGTATGGTTTTAGAATCTAGAGAGGAATATGCTCGTGGTGAATATATAACTCTTGATGAACTGAAACGTGAATTGGATGCAGAAAAGAAAGAAGTAAAGGCAGGTTGGGAAGAAGCATTTAAAAAAGCTGCGTCTCGTATGCATGAAGATGATCCTGTTATATATGATGACTCTTTGGACTTTGATAAGTAGGAGGAATACATGGATGGAACCATATAAGTCTATTTGAACAGGGGGAATTACCTTAAAAATAAACGGAATATTTCGAATAACAAGGGGGTGTCTATAAATAATGAATAATTCTCTGTTTATGTTAAACCAATGATTGATAAATTTAATCAAGAGGGAATAAATGTTCAAACACTTACATTTGCTGTAAAGGAGTAATATTAAGACAAGTGCTTATGCGATTGAAGAACTTAAAAACTTGCGTACAGAGACAGAAAAGTATAATTTAACTTGTTATATTGCTATTAAAAGATGGAAAAAGACTATAGAGCTAGTTTCTCGGGTGAAACGATTAATCAGCATAATATTTTAGAAGAACTTAAGCAAATTACTTTAATACCGAAAAAACTGAAAACCTGTCATAAAATAAATAAGAGAGCAAGCCAGTTGTCGCTTATTACCAATAGGCGCTTGAAATACAGGGATATAGTAGATGTTACAACGGCAAGAGAATAAACTATTTAATTAGGGCGCTATAATGTGAAATGATTTTGCACCTTTCTTTACATTTCGGCCAGCTTTTTTCCTTTGGTCAAAACCTCATGCCCTGTGTGATTATACAACCGTATTGACTCCAAACGCTATATATATCATTACTATTAAAATTGTGATGTTTCTCTTCAATTTGTAGATATATATCATAGCAAACCAGTTTGCAAATATCACATATGCCGCTTGTTTTTAGTCGTCGTAACTTATATCTATACATAATTATTTTACCTCTGTTTCCTGTAATATCTTAAACATTAACATTCGTAACATCGGGTAAAACTTGGGGCTAAGGTCTTCAAAGGTATTCTGAAAGTTATAATCTGAAATATCATAATAATTATTAAATTAATTTTCTACTAGATACTTGTAAGCATATTTTTTTACAGACTCTTGTTTGTCTGACGGAATAGAATTCAGTTCTTCAAGTTCTAGAATTACACTATCAATAAACTTTTGAATTCCTTGATTTTTTTCCCAAGTTGTATTTTTAAGATTAGTTCTTAAGAATTACACTTTCAATTGACACTCCACGTGCAATTCTTTTGTATGCCATTCGATGTATAGCTTGAGTGATTTCGTTATTATCATTTAAATGCTTTCTAGCTCTGGTATATTCTTTGTTAGTTCTCCAGTCCAATTCTGGTATATCATAGGTAATATAAGTGTCCATCTTATGATTTTTATTATCATAAACTCTCTTACACTCTCGAACACCATTTGCTACACAGGTATCAGGTACATAGTTTTCTATAACTTTATAAGCGCCCAAAGATATATAATGATCAGTATTTTTATCAAACCAAACAATAGTTTGATTGTCCATATTTCCTTTAATTTCTATTCCGTTAAATGTTTTTAGCCATGCTTTATAATCTTCTAAAGTTTTAAATGCAATATATTTACCAAACCAACGATAACCACTATGATCGTCAATTTTTCCAGTATCATAAATATATTGCCTATCATAAAATTCAGTAGAATACTTTTGTTCGTTTATGTTACATTCCCAAAGGTTGACCTCAACGGTAAAATCTACACCACCATTACCGATAGCTCCCATATAGCCCCAAACCCAGAAACTACCTGTACTTTTTCCTATTAATTTAAAATGTGATTTATCTACATGATACCACGGGCCACCACTTGTACTAATATTGTGATTCCAGTAAAACCCATGACTGCCACTTACACAAATATTTATTTCGTTTTCACCTGTAAAACCATCGGCAGGCTGTACGCTGGCACAACTATAAAAATTGCCATCTTTATCAGTATATCTTACAATATCGCCATAAGTTGGCATATTAGGGTTTCTATCGTTTTCAATTTCAGTTATACATGTATTTACTTTGTCTACTGTTGATTTATCAATAAACCGACGACTTGGATTAATAGCCTTTAGTGTTTCTAATGTATATTCCATTTAGTTACCTCCCAAAATTAGATATAAAAAAGAGAGACATAATATGTCTCTCTTAACAAATATTGATTTATTTATAATTTAGCTTTGCCTATTCCTGACGACAATAAATATGTTGTCAGTTGGTTTAAGCTCACATTTTCTTCTTTGGCTTTTTCTGCTAACGACTTATGCAATGACTTGGGTATTCTCACAATGAATTTACCACTGTATTGCTCTGTAGTTGGTTCTGGTATCTCGTTGCCATCCTGTAATGCAATGTCTATCCAGCCAGCTTTAGCATCTTCGATCATTTCTAAGGCTTCAGCTTTAGTTTCACCTTGGGTAATACATCCTGGTAATTCCTTAATGCTTGCTACATAGCCACCTTCAGGAGATTCTTGGAGGATAATTGTATATGGTAATTTCATGTAATATTCAAAGGTTTTCATGTGGTTATACCTCTCTTTCTTCATCTGAGATTAGTTCTAACATATCTTTAACATAACATTCAAGTATATATGGCTTATTGAACGGAACTGATAGTGTTTTATTACCTTTAGTGTAGTAAAAATGGCTTGTTCCTTTTTTCGACTGTCGTCTATTAAACCCTTCTTTGATAAGAATTTTATCAAGTTCCTCAAACCGAACTGTTTTAGGATTATTCCTAATTCTTTCTAGTAGCTTTTTCAACTTAGACAACAAAAACCAACTCCTTAAAGCTCCCTTGATAATATCATATATAGTATCAATAATCAAGAACGACTTAGAATTCCTACATCTGTTGTAGTTTTTCTATAACACGTTTAGCGGCGTATATACCACTATTATTTAACATTCTAACCCATGCACTACGGCTTGGCGACCATTTAAATGAATGATTTTTAAGTATCGTTCTAATCTCGTCCGATGGTTTACCTGGAAAAATAAATTGACAACGAAGTTTCTATCTCTTTGTTCTGAATGATGGCCTATAAGAATTGGCTGACCAAAGGGAATATATTCAGCCATTTTCTTTGCTCCAAACTTTCTATTAGATTTTAGCGTTGGATAAGTCGCTTCCCATTTGCCATTCTCATCATACCTATGAGAATAAGGTTCGCCTATCTGAACACATTCACCATTCATACAAGCTGGAGGAAGAACATTTATAAAGTAGTCTACCATTTCTTGATCTACTTCATCACCTATTTGTAGATAAGCGCCTAGATCACCCTCCCAATTTGCATATGTTTTAATCATTAAAAACACTTCCCTTTTCGAAAAATTATTGAAGAAAATAAAAATAAGAGTCTATGAAGACTCTTTCCTACAATGTTATCCTTGTTTTATAGCAATTCCCGTGTTTTAGTTTCTTTGTTGTAGTATTCTATCATGGTGCAACCTGCATTTGGCATCCCGAAATCATCTAACGGCGCAAAGCTGCTATCTGAACTTGACACACCATAATAGTAAATTATTCCACCGTCATCTTTCATACGGAATTTATACAACAATTCTCTACCATCATAATTCTTTGAAGAAAAGCACACGGTTGACTTCTCAAATATTTCTGGGTCTTTTTCAAATAGTTTGTCTTTGGTAATTTTCCACATATATTATTTACTCCTTTGTCTTAAATAATATTATGGTATTATTAAGCTCCTTTCTAGTAAGGTTATCCATGCGAAGAAAAAAATGTTTTTTATATATTATTCCAAAAGTCTTCTTCTGTGGTTTTTAATTGTTGCTTTAGAATTGTTTTCCATAGGTTTTTAGACAATTCTTTGCTTACTGAATGGCTGATTCTTGTTGTTAGTACGTCACCATTTGCTAATGTCTTTTCATAATACCAATGGTCTGTATTTTTAGTTAGCACCCAACCTGTATTATCGCAATATTTTTTTATGTCTTTAAATTTTGGTGGCATTTTCAAATACTAACATTTCTGCAATTTCCTTGTCAGATTCACACATTAAAATTCTTAGTGTATAAGGTAAGTGTCCTTTGCGATTGGGTGCATTTAAAAATAATTGTAATCTATTCATATATTCTTCAGCATAAATCTTTAATTCTGATATTAAGTCTTCTATAGCTTCTGGTAATGTTTTTTGATTAACAACTATTGCTAATTGATGTATTGCTAACGTCATTGAACCATCGTCTTCGGGCATTTCTTCAACGTTTAGATTATAGTTAGATAAAATTTGTTTTTGTAATTCACATTTAATTATAAATGCTTCATCACGTTTTCTTTTTACTATTATTGGTTGTTGATCATTAAGAACTTGGTCAAATATAGGCGATAACTGAGCGCGAGCTTCAGAAAAATTTATGTTCTTAAGCATAGCTACTCCTTCCATTTTGCATCATTCCTTCTTTAGTATATTCTTACTATAGCACATTATGCACAAATTGTACAAAAACAGTCAAGGTGTTACTTGATAATATGGCAGAGTAGTTTCATTAGATACTTGATAAAAAACACCATCCTCACCTATGTGCTTTGCCTTAGAATAATAATTGTCGAGTCCTTTATCCGTTGTAAAAGTTACGCTGCGGAAGATATTAGGCCAAAATTGCTTGTTGTATGGTACAAAGATTGTATGAAGTAAACCTTTTGATTTAATAATATTGTGCGCTTGTTTAATTGTAAGCTTTTTCATTTATTTATCGCTCCCCTTTTCTATATATTATCCTCGTCCCTATAACACCCTGTTTTTTCATCCCAATCACATTTACCTTTACCATAATGTAAGCACTCACCACATATACGAAGTTTCTCACCGCATGATGGGCATGTTGTTATATATGAACCATTAAATAAAACAGATTCTTCATTCTCGGCCTCACAATGCGGACAAGGTTCAGTTGTTAAATACTTTTCCATATTAAACACTCCTTATTATTAATTAAAGACTAACTCTTTTGCGATAGCAAAAGAGAGAGAGTGATTAAATCACTCTCTTTAGGCTAATCTATAAAATTAAATAAATATGGTTTGCAGCATGTTATCACTCTCCATTCATTATTTCAATTGTGATAATCATGCGAAGCAAAAATATAAACTTTATTATTAAAATATATGTCATTTGTGCATCTTTATTTGTTATATAGTAGGAAATAATTCTGATATAGAAAGTAGGTGATATATTGAGCGATGATGAGATAATGGACTATAAACCAGCTAAGAATAGAAATGGAAATATACTTAAGAAGCCAGGAAGACCTAAGAAGAAAGATAATAGTTTAAATCCTAAACAAGAGCGATTTGTGGAAGAATATTTAAAGTCAGGAAATGCAAGTAAGGCAAAGGAAACAGCAGGATATTCTAAAAATACGCCTGTAACTGATATATTAAATAATCCTAAGATTTCTAATTCAATAGAAGAACATAGGAAAGAACTATGGGAAGATTTTAAAGAGTATTCACAGGAAATGTTAGAATTAGTAGTAGAAATAGCAAGAAATGAAGATGCTAGTTTTAAAACAAGATTAGACGCTTGTATTGATATATTAGATAGAGCAGGATATAAACCAGCAGAAAGACGGGAAATAACTGGTGCAAATGGTGGTTCTATTATGATGGAAACTCAAGCAACTCTTACTTTAGCTCAAAGAGCAAGAGAGTTACTAGAAAAGAAAGAACCTATAAATATAACGGGCGAAGTAATTGGAGAGGTGCCAGATGGTAATTAA